CTCCGGAAGGCTTGAAGCTGATGATGCGTCGTGGCCTTGAGAAGAGCATGGAAGGTGACTTCGAAACCGACTCCACGCGCTTCAAGAGCACGGAGCGTTACGCTTTCGGCTGGACCGACCCGCGCACGGTGTTTGGTACGCCCGGCGTCTGAGCCGCTTACGCGGATAAGTCCAAAAGACTGGAGAAGGGGGGCTTCGGCCCCCTTTCTTTTTGCTTGACGGCGTTATAGAAAAGCCTAAACTAGAAAATAGGACTAGGTGTAACCAGCTCATTAGACCGGCCTAGCGGACGATGCACAGACTAATGAGCGACTCGTGCATGAGGGTATTGCAATGGCGTCAACAACTTTTACCGGGCCGGTTAACTCGCTGAATGGGTTCTCTGGCACCATCCTTTCTAACTCGGCCAACATCACCAATCTTGTTTGCAGCACGCTGACGATTGGTTCGACTCAGCTCACCAACGGTTCTGTGTCTGGCACGGTCGCCACTCAGGCGGGTCGCATTCCCGTTCTCGTTGGAAGCACCACGCTCTACATCGCTCTGTACAGCAGCCTGACGCCGTAATGACGAGGGGGCTTCGGCCCCCTTTTCTCAATGTGATTGTGAGGGAAAGCAACCATGCGTCCTATTAGTTTTACAAGATCACAACCGGCGGCAGATGCGGACAGTATCGTTTCAGCCCAGTCGCTGAGCGTATCTGGAGCGATTACGTTGGATGGAGTGTTGGTATCGAACGGCGTAGCCGTGTTGACGGTACCGGCTGTCTTGACAGCAACTAACGCAGCCTCTTCTACCATCAACTTTGTGGTGACCGGTACGGGTCCTGCGGGGCAGTCTCAGGTTGAGACACTGGCTCTGACGGCTTCGGGTACGGTGACGGGTTCGCTGTCGTTTGCGACGGTGACCGGCATTACGTCAAGCGCAGCAGCGGCATCTACCATCAGCATCGGCAACGGTGTGTCTGGGTATACGTCGTGGATTCCGCTCGACATCTACACGCCGAACCAAGTGACCAACATCTCTGGTAAGACCAGCGGTACGGTCAACTACTCGGTTGAGTACACGAACGAAGATCCGTTTGATCTGAGCATCCAGCAGTTAGCGGTTCCGCACCCAAATGCGAGCCTGACAGCAGCGAGCGGCGATGAAACGCAATTTACGACCACGTTGATGCGAGCGGTGCGCTTGAAGATTAATTCGGGCAACGGCTCGGTTCGCTTCACAATCGTTCAGCAATCGACGGCCTGATAAATGGCTAACATCAAGATCACCGATCTTACGGCAGCGACTGCGCTTGGCGGGACTGAGCTGTTCGAATGCGTTCAGTCTTCCTCGTCAGTTAAGGCATCGGCTCAGCAAATCAAAACGTATGTTGGGAGTTCTCTTAACATCACGGGCGGTGTGCTTGGGTCGGTCACGATCAGCAACGGCGTAGGTAGCTTTAACTCGCTTTCGGTAACGGCGGGAGCAATTCCGTTTAACACCATTACGAATCGCGCTATTGGCCAGTTTGAATCTCACATTGATCAAACAGCCGCATCAGCTAACGTCGCTTACGTTGTGCAGATGAACAACGCAGCCGACTTTAACGCTGGAATTACGATTGCTTCCAGCACAAACGTTACGGTAGCTGCTGCGGGTGTTTACTCAATCAACGCCAGCATTCAGTTTGCAAACTCTGACAGTACTAACCACACATCGACGTTCTGGTTCACTAAAAACGGAACAAACATTCCAAACTCTGCATCCATTATTTCGGTGCCTAAGGTAGCGGATGGTGGTAAAACACTGGCTCAAGTGACTATCTTTGAGTCAATGACTGTTAGCAGTTACATACAGTTGGTTTGGTCTGCAAACAATATCGCTGTTAGTTTGGATTACTCGTCTGCAACCGTAACTGCTCCGGAAGTCCCCTCTGTTATCTTCAACATGCAGAGAATTAAGTGATGAAGATTCGCGGTAACTGGGAAGACTGGGAAGACTTTGAGAACTTTGCTAAGGGCGGTGGTGCGTTTAAAACTGGCGCTTGGCAACGCAAGGCTGGAAAGAATCCAGAAGGCGGTTTGAACGAAGCCGGTCGTCGCAGTGCGAAGCGTGAAGGGATGAACTTGAAGCCGCCGGTTAGCGCGAGCCAAGCAAAGAAATCTCCGAAAGCAGCGGCACGACGCAGATCGTTCTGTGCGAGGATGTCCGGAATGCCGGGTCCAATGAAAGATGACAAGGGCAGGCCGACGCGCAAAGCGTTGTCTCTCCGTAAATGGGATTGTTAAGAGGAAACCATCATGGGCGTTAAGTACGTTAAAGATTTTTCTTTCCCGTCTGCGGGTGGTTTCCACTCGGGCAGCGTTCAGCGTTATGCCAAAGGCGGTCATGTAACTAAGCTCCCGGCTAAGGCTAAGGATTCCGCCAAAGGAATGCCTGCTCGTGCCAAGCCGAATGCTCCTGCGCGTGGCGCTCCGAAGATGGAGTCCAAGCCTAAGGTCGGCAAGGGCCAAGGTTACGAGAAGGGCGGTTACGTTCCGGGCAAGGAAAAGGATGTTCTCCCGGTTAAGCGTCCTCCGGGTCGCGGCAAGGATCTGGCTCCGGCTCGTCGCTTCAAGGGCAAGTACGAGGGCTACGCTGAGGGTGGTCCGGTTGCAGAACTGGATGCTGGCCAGCCGGATTACGTGCCTCCTACTCGCATGAAAGATCCGGGTGATATTGGGTTTAGGGAATTTGCTCCGCGTGTATCGCCTATAAAATTAATGAGCATGGTCCCGGAAGAGTACGACAGACCGCAACTGCCGCCAGAACTGTTAAATCAAGTGTATGACGGATTGCCGCAAAGGTACGAGTCTGCTCCTCGCGAAGATATTGGTCAGCCCATCGGCGCTTTGACTCCGCTGCCGGAAGAGCCGTTTTATTCCCCGCAGGAACAGCGTGGTGCTGTTGGTAAATTGTTAATGCCGGAAGATCGCAGTATTTATGATAGGCCGCGTCGTGAACCAGTAGACCGCGTTGGCAACCGCCGCGCCATGATGGGCGACCGTCGTGACATGGTTATGCGTCCGGGTATGCGTGGCGTTGCTCGTCGCGAAGCTCCGATGCGTATGCGTGCTCCGGCTCCGGTTCGTCAGCCCGAAGTATTGCCGTTTGAGCTGCCTCCTGAGCAGCGGTTAGTTCCGGTCTTCAAAAAAGGCGGCGCAGTGAAGGGTGAGAAGATCGCCAAAGTGATGCGCGAGTACAAAGAGGGCAAGCTGCACTCAGGTTCCAAGAAGGGTCCTGTTGTGAAGAACCCGAAGCAAGCGATGGCGATTGCGCTGTCGGAAGCTCGCGCTGCGAAGAAGGCCGCTGGTGGCGAGATTTTCAGCGACGAGTACATGGCTTACGAGTCCAAGGGTCCAAAGACTCGCTACACCGCTGCTAAGGGTCGTCGTATGGCGAAAGAGCGTGCCATGGAGCGTCGTGCTTTGGATAAGGCGCGTCACGCTGAGAAGTATGCTCCGGGCTTAAGCTTGGATATGGAAGACGAGAGCACGGTGCCTACATACCAATCCCTTAAGCCCCGCAAAAAAGTCGAGATGCTCAAGTACGCTAAGGGCGGCAAGGTTAAACACTCTGATGTGAAGATGGACAAGGCCATGGTGAAGAAGGCTGTCCATAAGCACGAGCGTGCGATGCACCCCGGCAAGCCGATGACCAAGCTCAACAAGGGCGGCGTTCCTTCATACGGACGTAAAGCGATGTACGGCGGCGGTAAGTGCTAAAATAACTTCCGTGTAGTCAGAGGGGTCTGCTCGGTGCAGTAGACCATGGCGCAAGAGGGACCCTGATGGCGACTTCCGGTACAGTTTCGACAACTCAATTCACGACTAGGCAGGTCATTGACCATGCCTACAGGCGTTGTCGTTTGGGTGCGCAGCAGATCACCTCTGAGATGATCGACATTGCGAACGACCAGCTTTACCTGATTCTGGCTAACCTTGCTAACCGGGGCGTTCAGCTCTGGTGTATTGAGAAACTGATTATGCCGCTCTACGAGGGCAACAGCGCAGTGACGCTGCCCTTGGGTACGGTAGACGTTCTCAATACCAACCTGCGCACTCTGACTCAGGTAACGGGCACCGAGACGACTAGCTCAACCACGGTGACGATGGTAGTTGCTGGTGGAACGACGTTAACGACGGTGGGCATTCTGTGGAGTGCAACCTCGGTTCCGTTCGTTGTCGAGCAGTCTGCTGACGGCGTGACTTGGACATCGGTACCTCTTGAGCAATATCAATCAGCGTCTGCCCCGACTCAGGTCGCAGGCGAGTGGCTGTGGGTAGACTTTGTTTCCACAACCACGAACAACTATTTCCGCGTTCGTGCTACGAGCGGTACCTTATCGGCCACGGATGTCTATTTTGGGAACACGCCTACAGAAATCCCTATAGCGCGATTGAATCGTGATGACTATACGGCGCTGCCCAACAAGTACTTCCTTGGCCGACCTTTGCAGTTCTGGTTTGACCGTCAGTTAGACCAGCCGGTGATGCGTCTCTGGCCAGCACCCAATGCGGCTGCGACAACTCAGCAGATTGTTTTGTGGCGTCATCGCTACATTCAGGATGTCGGCACAATGACGCAGGAGCTGGATGTTCCGCAGCGTTGGTTCGATGCGATTGTTGCGATGCTGGCCTCTAAGCTTGCGGAAGAGACTCCGGAAGTGGATGCCAACTTGATGCCGATCTTAGAAGCCAAGGCTGAGAAGGCGCTGGCTCAGGCCGAGAACGAAGAGCGGGACAACAGTCCGATTTACTGGGCACCGCTTATTTCGCCGTATACGAGATAATCATGGGACTGTACCTAGATACTCGTGGACTGGCCTTTGTTGGAATCGGGATCTGCGACAGATGTTCGCGGAAATTTCCGATTGTTGAGTTGATGCCGGACCGTAACTATCCGGGGCTTCGGGTGTGCAGAGAGGATCTGGATGAACTAGATCCGTATCGTTTGCCAGCGCGACAGACTGAGCGCATTACGCTGCCGTTTGTCCGACCCGATGTTCCGATTGCGACTGACCCGGCTGGTTTGATTAGCGAAGACGGTAACACATTTGTTACTACTGAAAACTTTGATGACTACGTGGAGCCGTAAAAAGCATGTCAAACGTCCCCACAAATTTGATCCCCACACGGATCAGCCAGCTTCCCGAGGCTCCGGTTGCGGACCCGGCTGGTTATTTTCCAATTGTTATTTCTGGCACGACCTACAAGGTTCAGTTCAGTCAGATTCAAGGAAACATCGAAGTTCCGGCTTCGCGAATTATCAATGCGGGCACGGGGCTGACGGGGGGTGGTTCGCTTTCAGCGGACATTACGATTGCCGTAGCCAATGGTGGCATCGGTGATCAGCAGCTTGATACAACAGGTGTAAGCGCCGGGACGTATGGCGATGGGTCTAATGTTCCTGTCGTCACAGTCAACACGAAAGGTCGTGTCACTTCTTTAAGCACGGCCCCGCTGGTCATTAGCGGCTACGTTCCGGATTCGCGCCAAGTTGTTGCGGGTACTGGTTTGTCCGGAGGGGGAAACCTCAGTGCAGATCGCACACTGGCCATCAGCTTTTCAAGCGCCACCCCTCAGCCCTTAGGCTCGGCAACGGCTGGTACCGGCGTTAATGCAGCGCGTGATGATCACGTTCACCCGGCGGTGGACTTGTCGGATGCGACTGAGACGACTGGCGTTCTGCCGATGGGTCGTGGCGGCACAGGCGCAAATATGTCGCCGGTCGCTGGCGCTATTGTTATCAGCAACGGAACCAACTTTGATCTAACGACGGTCGGTTCAACAGGCCAAATTCTTTTAGCAGCAGGCACTTCTGCTCCGGTTTGGAGTAATGCCGCGTCGTTAACGGTTGATGCAGCGAGCCGATTGCTTGGTGGTTCAGCCAATCAAGTCGTTTATCAGTCCGGCACAAATGCCACGAGCTTTGTTATTGCTCCAGTTTCAGCCGATACGTTCTTGAAGTGGAACGGCTCCTCCTTTGAATGGGGTGCGATTGCGGGTGCTGGTACGGTCACAAGCGTTCAGGGATCTGGTGGTACGACTGGACTGACGGTCAGCGGTGGTCCGATTACCTCTGCTGGTACGTTGACGCTGGGTGGTACGCTTGCCATTAGCGCAGGTGGTACTGGTCTTGCGGGTACTCCGACGAATGGCCAGTTACTGATTGGCAACGGCAGCGGGTATACGCTTGCTTCGCTTACCGCTGGAACGGCTATTAGCGTCACGAACGCAACTGGCTCAATCAGCATTGCCAACACCGCTCCGGATCAAACGGTTACGTTGACTAATGGCACCGCCATCTCGGTCACGGGTACGTATCCAAGCTTCACGGTCACCAACACCGCTCCGGATCAGACGGTTACCCTGACAAGCGGAACTAACATTTCCGTAACCGGAACGTATCCAAGCTTCAGCATTGCAAACACTTCTACGGCAGATGTGGTTGGCCCTGCCGGTGCAACGAGCGGCGCAATCTCGCTGTTTGATGGTGGTACTGGCAAGTTACTCAAAAACTCTGTCATTACGATAAATGCCTCTGGCGTTATCAGCAACGTCAACACGCCGAATACCGGCACTGATGCTGCGAACAAACAGTATGTGGATGATCTTGCCAGCACGGGCCTTCACTACCACGAAGCTGTGGTGCTATCGACTTCGCCCGGATCTTCTCGTACCGACACGTACAACAACGGAACGGCTGGTGTTAGCGCCACGCTGACTTCTGTCGCTGCCGGTACGCTGGTCATTGACGGTACTGTTGCAACCTCGACGATCCGAGTGCTGATTCAAGACTGCTCTAATCCGATTGGTAACGGCGTGTATGTTGTTACAAATCCGGGCAGCACCGTTGCTCAGTACGTAATGACCCGCTCTTCGGATGCGGACACCTACATTGAGCAGTCAACAGTCGGTTTGGATGCGGGTAGCTACTTCTTCACGACTGGCGGCACAAATAACAAGGGCGCTGCTTGGGTTAACACCAATAGCGGAACCATCAGCTTCGGCTCGACGGCTATCACGTTCTCGCTCTTCAGCAACTCGCAGGTGTACACCGCTGGCAACGGGTTAAGCCTGACGGCGACGACGTTCTCGCTGGATACTCCGGTTGGCGTTCTGAATGGCGGTACGGGCCAGTCTTCGGCTCCGACCAACGGTCAGTTGTTGATCGGTAACGGCTCAAACTACACCCTAGCGTCTTTGACGGCGGGGTCTGGTGTTACGGTCACAAACGCAACCGGCAGCATTACGATTGCTGCGACGGGTACTGGCGGAACGGTTACGAGCATTGATGTCTCGGGCGGGATTACTGGGCTGACCTTTAGCGGCGGTCCGGTTACTAGCTCCGGCACGATTACGATGGCAGGAACGCTCGCCATCACCAACGGCGGTACGGGGGCTTCCACCCAGTCGGGTGCTAGAACTGCTCTCGGTTTGGGTACAATGGCCGTCCAAGATGCAAGCAGCGTTTCAATTACTGGCGGATCAATTGGAAGTGGCGTATTGGTCGATTTGACGAACGCTACCGGTACTATTAGCGGAGGCACCTACTAATGCCCACGATTCTATTAAAGAAAAGCGACACCGCGAGTGCGGTCCCGAGCACGGCTAACCTGACCAATCTGGCAGGTGGCGCAGAAGTCGCGGTCAATACCGCTGACAAGCGCATGTTCACGATGAACAGCAGCAGTGCTGTCGTGGAGCTGGGTACGAACCCCTCCAGCCTGACTTGCGCAGATGTGTCGGCTACGCTTATTAAAGCGGCAAGCGCCAACATCACAAACCTGTCTGCTGCTAGTGCAACGGTTACCACCGGCAACCTTAACTTCTCCAGCACCGCCCAGCGCATCACGGGCGACTTTAGCAATGCGACTCCTGCAAGCCGACTTGCATTTCAGTCCAGCACAAGCAATGGCAATACCAATGTAATGGTGCTGCCAAACGGAACCGGCACCGTTTCTGGTGTAGTCCTTGAGTCAAGTTCCGATTTGAACAGCAGTTCCAACACGCAGTTGTTGGTTATTAACGGATCAGACAGCCGTATCACTTCTGGTATTCGCGGCACCGGCACCTACCTCCCGATGACCTTCTACACCGGAGGCAGCGAGAGGGTCAGGATAGATACGTCGGGCAACGTCGGTATTGGGCGAGCGCCAAACTATCAACTTGACGTTTATCGCTCCGGTACGACAAACACAACGATCGCTGCTGCTAACGATAACATCGTCAACATTTTGCAAGTATCCGGCAACACGGCAGGCGTCGTCGGCACAATCACATCGCATCCGTTGATTTTTACGGCTGGCAACACCGAACGGATGCGCATTGACTCCTCCGGCAACGTCGGGATCGGCGGGACGGCTAACGCACAAGCAAGAGTTAATGTTACGGGAACGCTGCCAACAAGCATCAATCGCAGCCGAAGTTTCTTTGTAGATGCAACTATTCCGAGCGGAACGACCACAAACGCCATCAACTTTTATTCACTTCCGTCAACGGAAAACGCGTCATTTACGCTTACTGACCTTTATCATTTTTTTGCCGTTCAAGGAACCAAGGGCGCTAGTTCTACAATAACCAATCAATATGGTTTCAGCGCAGACAGCAGCCTCACCGGAGCCACCAACAACTTCGGCTTCTACAGCAACATCGCCTCTGGCTCTAACCGCTGGAACTTCTATGCAGCGGGGACGGCGCGGAACTACTTTGCTGGTGGCGTGGAAGATGCGGCGGGAAATTTACGAGCCATTCCGCGCACGGGATCTGCCAAGACCACTTCATACACGCTGGCGACGACCGACGTTGGTCAGTTTGTTGAAGTCGGCAGCGGCGGCAGTGTCACGGTGCCAAACAGCACGTTCGCTACGGGTGATGTCGTCTCCATCTTCAACAACACCAGTGGCAACGTCACTCTAACGATGAGCATTACGACGGCCTACATTGGCGGCACCGACGCAGATAAAAACACGATCACGCTCGCCACTCGCGGCGTTGCGACGATCTTGTTCATCAGCGGCACAGTGTGCGTGGTCAACGGAAACGTGAGCTAAGTTATGTCGGGAATAATGCAACTGTTGGCGGCTACTACAGGAGGCCCAACAGCGCCACCGTCTGTTGAATACCTTGTCGTCGCCGGTGGTGGCGCTGGCGGTTATTCGTATCAAGTATATGAATACATCTCGCACATTTCAGCATACCTTCACCTTGCCCGAGCCGCCGGTGGTGGCGGTGCAGGTGGTTATAGAACAGCAACGGGCCTTGCTATTGCAAAAGGCACCACCTATACCGTGACAGTCGGTGGTGGCGGCGCTGCTGCATATTCGCCAACAAAGGGGTCTAGTTCGACATTTTCCACCATCACTTCGGATGGTGGTGGTGTTGGCGATGGCCCCGGAACTTCTGGATCTCCACCCACAAAGGATGGCGCGTCGGGCGGTGGCGGACAGTACTTGATTGACCGAGATATATTCTGCAATTTCCAAGGTAATTTGAATCTTGGTGGCGGAACAGGTATCAGCGGACAAGGCAATAACGGCGCTGGCGGACAGACTGGAGCCGGTGGCGGTGGTGGCGGAAAAGGGTCTGTTGGATCAGGAGTCAACGGCGGTTCTGGCGCTTCATTTGCTAGTGGATACTATGCTGGCGGCGGTGGCGGTGGTGCCATCGCTAATGAAGGCGTAAGCCCCGGCTATGGTTCAGACGGTGGTGGCGCTGGCGCAATCGGCGAGGCTGCTGGATCGTCTGCTAGTACTAATAGCGGAAGTGGTGGTGGTGGCGGTGGCGCGAAGCAATGTACCTATGGCGACACAGCAAGCACAGGAAACGTAGGCGGTAACGGCGGATCAGGTCGGGTGATTATTCGCTATCCAATTGCTTATGAACCCGCAGCGTCTACAACCGGCTCCCCGACTTACTCAACCGATGGCGTTTACAGGATGTACACCTTTAACGGCTCTGGATCAATTACTTGGTGATGTATGGCTCACTTCGCAAAGTTAGACGAAAATAATGTAGTTATTGAGGTTGTTGTCGTTAGCAACGAAGTCATTGGCGACCTTCCGTTTCCTCAGTCTGAACCTGTAGGAATCGAATTCTTACATTCGCTGTACGGAGATAACGCCGTATGGAAGCAAACTTCGTACAACGGCAATTTCCGAGGGAGATATGCAGGAATTGGATTTATTTACGATCCTGCAACAGCAAAGTTTGTAGACCCAAATGAGCCGAAGTTTAAATACTCGGATGGCTTTGATGCGGTGACGCCGTAATGGTTTTCGATAAGCGATTAAAAATTGCGTTTGTGCTTCCGACAAAGACCGGATCAACCGCCCTGCGTTGCTATCTCAGGCAGTACGGTTTTTTCCGTTTGAAGGAAAAGCATGAAACGGTCGATAAGCTCATCGAACTTTACCCTAACTTGTCTGAGTACAAGATCTACGGGTTTTTGCGAAACCCGCTTGAGCGTTTTGAAAGCACGATCCTGTACTCAAAACAAAACCGAATTTTTTCAAGCGTTGTGGCATCTCGACTTGTTGAACACGGTATTGATAAGTCGCTAGAAGAAATTAGTTACGACGAAATTATTGATAACTTTGCCAAAGTGTACGACCAAAACTGGGCGCTGTTCCGTCCACAAGTAGACTGGCTGAAGCATCCGTTGGTAACTGCATTGGACTACCACAACATGCAGGCGGAATTAAATCGCGTGGTTGCTACGTTTGATGAGCCGATGCCCGTTATGAATCAGTCGAGCGACTTTGGCAAAAGTGTGATTACCGACAAGGTAATTAACTTTGTTCGCAATTACTACGCCGCTGACTATCAATTCGCCAAAGACGTACTTGGCAAGGAGTATTAAATGACTACGTTTAAATGGTCTGTTCGTCAGATCGAATGCTTATCTCAGGATGGCCTTGATAACGTCGTGGTCACGGTCTGCTTTGACATCGACGCTGACGAGAACGGCCTGAAGGGCTTTGTGCAGGGCGACACCAAGTTGCTACCGCCGGACGCCGCCAACTTCACCGACCTTGCCAGCATTACCGAAGATCAGGTCATTCAATGGACCAAAGATGCACTCGGCGCTGATGGCGTAGCGCGTTTTGAAGGTATGGCGCAGCAGCAGATCGACAACCAGAAAGTCGCGCAGCCGAAGGTCGTTCCGCTTCCTTGGGTTCCGGTTCCTGATCCGGAGCCGGTGCTTGAAGTTGCAACTGATTCGGAACCGTAAGGATGGAAATGCAGGCCTTGTTTAACATCGTTGTCGGTGTAGCCGCGTTCTTTGGTGGATGGTCGCTTAATCAGATCACCCGCAGCATTGAGCGTTTGGACAAAGACGTTCGCAATATGCCGCTTAACTATGTTACTCAGACAACCTATCAGAGAGACATTGACGACATTAAAAACATGCTCGGCAAGATCTTCGACAAGCTGGATGAGAAGGTAGACAAATGAACATGCAGAAGATTGTGGATATGCTGTTCCCAGTTCTGCTGGCCGCTGTCGGCTGGCTGCTTACGGAAATCACATCATTCAACAATCGTCTGATCGCTATTGAGGGCAAGATGCCCGCCCTGATTACGCCAGAGGGCGTACCAACGGACAGCCCAATCAGCGCCGCTAATCGCCAGAAACAGAAAGAAGAACTGCTAGATAAGATTTACGACCTGCAACTGCGGGTCAAATTGCTTGAGGAACGCAACAAATGATGACGATGGTTAGCACGTTCCTGTCATTCCTCGCAGGTGGACTGCCCAAGATTCTTGAGATCTTCCAAGATCGTCAGGATAAGAAGCATGAACTCGCCCTTGTTGCTGCTCAGAAGGAGCGTGAATTAGCTCTGGCTGAACGAGGCTTCATTGCTCAAGCTCGGGTCGAAGAAATCAAGCTGGAGCAAGTTCAGGTGCAGTCCGCAGCCGAAGAGCGCGTAGCTCTGTATCAGCACGACATGGAAATCGGCAAAGGCGCATCGCAGTGGATGATCAATCTACGGGCTTCGGTTCGTCCGGTCGTCACCTACATCTTCGTGCTGGAGCTGGTAGCCATCAACATCGCTGGTGTGTGGTACGCCTACAACACGGGTGTGCCGTTTGCGGCTGCGATGGCTGAAGTGTTCTCGGATGACGAGATGCTGATCCTGTCTTCGATCATCGCCTTCTGGTTTGGTACCCAAGCATTCGGCAAGAAGTGAAAGTCTCCAAGGCCGCCATCGACATGATCAAACACCATGAGGGTGTCCGGACTAAGCCTTATCGCTGTCCGGCCCTGCTATGGACGGTCGGGGTCGGCCACGTTATAGACCCGGCTCACGCTGCGGTGAAGTATGAGGAACGCAAGAGTCTACCGATACCCGCAGGCTGGGATCGGACTCTCTCAATGGACGAGGTGGACCAGATACTTGCTCAAGACCTTGGCCGGTTTGAGCGTGGTGTGGTTCGACTTTGCCCTGCTGCTGTTGGCCGTCAGGGAATCTTTGATGCTCTCGTATCTTTTGCCTTCAACGTGGGCCTCGGCAATCTCCAGCGTTCTTCCCTTCGGATGAAGACCAACCGGGGGGGGTTTGAAGAGGCGGCGGAAGAGTTCATGAAGTGGACCAAGGCAGGGGGTCGGGTACTTCCCGGTCTTATCAAGCGCCGTCTGGACGAGCAGAGGCTATATTTGTCTTAATTAGGGTATAATCGTGCCCAAATAGTCTTGCCCGACTGGTAAGACGCGGGACTAAGGAGAGGTGTATGCCTGCGTCGATGACATTTACCAGTTTGCAAGTGGACATCCGGAACTACCTTGAAAGAGGTGGTGCGACGGACCCTATTGTTTATGAGCAGATCCCCCGGCTGATCACCCTGGCCGAGCGCCGGATTGCGCGTGAACTGAAGATTCAGGGTTTCCAGACGGTGGTCAATACCACCATGCAGTCTGGGGTAGCGGTCTATCCAAAGCCGGATCGCTGGCGCGACACCATCAGCATCAACTTTGGCACCGGGACGAACAACAACGTCCACACGCCGGTCTTCCCGCGATCTTACGAATACGTCCGTAGCTACTGGCCGAATGAGACAACGACCGGTCAGCCGCTGTTTTACGCCGATTACGATTACAAGCACTGGATCTTCGTGCCGACCCCGGCTGCGGATTACCCGATGGAGATTCTGTACTACGAACTGCCGCCGCTGTTGGACGACACGAACCAGACCAACTGGCTGACCGAGTTTGCGCCGAACCTGTTGCTGTACGGGTCGCTGGTGGAAGCCACGCCGTTTGTGAAGGACGATCAGCGCGTTCAGTTGTGGCAGACCTACTACGACCGGTCGCTGGCTGCGCTCAATGGCGAAGACCTCCAGAAGATCGTTGATCGGTCCACGAATCGCCGGGAGGCATAAGTGACTACTTATACAAATACCTTCGGTGGAACGAACATCTACCCGAGCGATGTCTCGTACCGCTATGTATCGCTGACGATTAGTCAGGTTTTGGACTGGCCGCTTGAGGCTGCTCCGAGCACTGATGTCGTTGCGAAGATCATGGACGTTAATGCGACGACGACCAGCCTTGTCATCACGATGCCGGATGCGACTGAAGCCGGTACGGGTGAGACGGTCCTCTTTAACAACGTCGGCGCTAATACGTTCACGGTTGTGACCGCAACTGGCACCGTCATTTGCGCTCCGCAATCAGGCACGACGTTTCAGATTTATCTGACCGATAACAGCACGGTTTCTGGTACGTGGCGTTCGTTCCAATACGGAGCTTCAGCTTCGTCCACTAATGCCGCTGCACTGGCTGGCCTTGGCATCAAGGCAATTGCGACGACTCTCAACCAGTCGATGCCGGTTACGAGCTTCAGCACCAACTACACCACCGGTACGAGCGATCGCGCCAAGGTTCTAGTTTGGACCGGCGGTGGTGGCACGCTGTCGTTCGATGGTGCTCCGACCTTAGGCAGCGATTGGTTCGTTAATGTTCGCAATAGCGGTACTGGCGATCTGACGCTGGACCCCAGCAGTTCAGAGTTGATCAACGGCGCAAGCACGCTTGTATTGTCTCCGGGTGATAGCGCCATCGTTGTTACTAACGGCGTTCAGTTCTGGACGATTGGGTTTGGTCAGTCTGCTGTCTACGCATTCAGCCTGCTTCAGATTGATATCTCTGGAAGCGGTAACTATACCCTGTCGGTTGCGGAGCTGAATAAGACTGCTTATATCTTTACGGGTACGCTGACCGGAAGTCGAGACGTTATTGTTCCTACCACGGTTCAACAGTACTGGGTTAGTAATCAAACGTCTGGTTCTTACACGCTGGGCATCAGAACAGCCGGTCAATCAAGCCCCGGCGTTACTGTTTCTAGCGCAGCCAGAGCCATCTTGTATTGCGACGGCACGAATGTGGTGGATGCCGATACGTCAACGATTGGTATTCCGGTTGCGGTTTCTCAGGGCGGTACTGGCGCAACAACGGCCAGCGGTGCGCGAACGAACTTGGGAGCAACCACCATAGGCAACGCTGTGTTTACAGCAGCCAGTACATCCGCAGCCCAGATTGCATTGGGTCTTGACCCAATCGAGGGCGGTACGTACTGATGCCTCTTCAGCCGGTCATTGTTCGCTCTGAACCGGGTATCAAGCGAGACGGTACCAAGTTTGAGGGCAACTATTACGTTGACGGACAGTGGGTCCGCTTTCAGCGTGGACTGCCGAGAAAGATAGGCGGCTATCGTGCGCTTCAAGATCGTTTGGATGGTATTGCTCGTGGTATGCATATCCACAACCATAATGCATATACATACGTGCATATCGGTACGTCAGATGGTGTGTTTCGATTTCGGTTAGATCAAAACGGCCAGTCCAGTATTGTCACGAATCGTACTGATCCGAGTTACGTTTCAAATGCCAACAACATGTGGCAGTTCGATGTGGCGTTCAACACCACAAATAACCAGAACGAGATTCTGGCGCATGTTGCTCCAAACGTAGCTGACATCTCCTCGGATGCTCCGGGGCAGTTGTACGTTGGTTATGACAACGGCACAGCTCCGCTAACTCCGGTTCCGTCGCTGACTATCTCTGGCGGTATCGTTGCTTTGGCTCCGTATGTCTTTGCGTATGGATCAGACGGTTTCGTGCAGTGGAGTCGCGCTGGCTATACGGATGACTGGAGCGGTGGCGATGCCGGTGCTGCTCGGGTTACCAGCCAGAAGATCGTCAAGGGGTTACCGCTTCGAGCCGGTGCAGGTAATGCGCCAGCCGGTTTGTTCTGGTCGCTGGACTCTTTGGTTAGAGCTTCTTACGTAGGTGGAACTGCGGTATTCCAGTTTGACGTTATTACTTCGCAGTCGAGCATTCTCTCATCGCAGAGCGTGATTGAGTACGACGGTATTTACTACTGGTGCGGTGTTGACCGCTTCTTGATGTTTAACGGTGTGGTTCGCGAAGTTCCAAACAGCTTGAACCTGAACTGGTTCTTTGACAATCTGAACTACGCTCAGCGCCAGAAAGTCTTCGTGTATAAAGTTCCGCGCTGGGGTGAGATCTGGTGGTGTTACCCGCGTGGTAATGCAACCGAGTGCACTCATGCCGTTATCTACAATGTGCGTGAGCAGACTTGGTACGACACGGAGCTTCCGAATAGCGGTCGCTCTGCCGGTCAGTACGCTCAGGTCTTTAGCTCGCCGCTTGTGGTTGGTGTTATTGATACTGAGACCGTTGGCTATCGCGGAACGCAAACCAGCGAGCTTCGCGTAACCGAAGATGACCAGCCGCGCATCATCAATGATCCCAAGGGCTACGTGGTGTGGCAGCATGAGTACGGTACCGATGAGATTAACGGTACTCAGATCCGCCCCGTTCAGTCGTTCTTTGAAACGGCGGATATGTCGCTGCTGACTTCTGAGCAACCGCAGAATATGGCGGTTCGCATTGAGTACATGGAACCAGACTTCATTCTCTCTGGAAACATGACGGTGCAAGTAACCGGTCGTGCAAACGCCAGAGCCGGTGAAGTCACAAGCGATCCGCAGATTATCTATGCAACGCTGACAGATCGACAGCAGCAGTTGGTTTACTTCCGCGAGATCCGTCGTGAGATGCGATTCCGGTTTGAGAGCAACACGCTGGGCGGTAATTACCAGATGGGCCAGATCATCGCCCACATCGAACCGGCTACGGGTACGGTGCTCGGAGAGAATCCATGAGCCTGCTGACAGACCCGCGCTATCACAAGCTTCAGGACTGGGCTGATTACACAGTCTTTGATCTTGAGGGCTACGGTCCTATTGCTCGACTTGAGAAAGAGTCTGAGTGGCAGAATTGGGCGGCAGGCATTATTGGTATTAATGGTATCTCGCAGCAAAACCCTCCGTCGCCTTATCAGTTTGATGACTGGCGCGAATGGGCGCTTCGCTTCTATCAAGTTTTGGACTAGGTGAACTATGGCTAACTACTACACTTACGGCACGATCCCGAATGCTGAAGAGACGGTCTATGGGCCTTTGTCTGAAGCTTATGCAGAAGGTGGCGAGGTAGCGGCTCCCAAGATTCCGCCCGGTTTGCAGGCTGCCTTCTTGCGTATGCAGGGAAAGTCTCCTGAGCAGTTGGCTGCAAAAGAGAAAGCTGCTGCTGAGACCCGACCCCAGCGAGAAGTATTATCTAGCCTTCTGCAAAACAATCAGTTTGATTCTGCATTTAAGTATGCCAAGGACAACAACGTACAGAATCTTCTAATTGATCCAACTGAACTGAAAACGCTTCGTGGTCCGTTTAGTAACGATGAAATGAAGTTGTTCTTCAATGCTATGCCTAAGGATTTGATGGGCGAGCAGAAGGAACGCGAAGTTAAATTCACGCCAGATAAGGCGCTTGAGCAATCGCTGCAAGTTGCCCAGATTCCAAAGGAAGGCGCTGCACTTGGGCCGCTTGGAGAGCTTATCGGCTATCCGGATGTTCAGAGAGCATTTGAACCTCAAGAGCTTGTCAAAGAGATGACGGCTTTTGATAAGTTGATTCGCGCCGCTGTTATTGGAGGTGTTGCGTACGCTGGTGGAACTGCGCTTGCCGGTCTTGGTGGTGCTGGTGGAGCTGGCGCTGCGAGTGCTGGCGGAACTGGCGGCGGTCTTTCAAGCGTCAGTAGCGCGGTAAAAAGCGTTCTAGCTATTCCTGAAACAATTGGCATCAAGATTGGCGAGGCTTTGGGTTACAACACGCTAAGCACATTGCAGGCAAAAATGATTGGTAATGCGGTCATTTCTGGCGGCGTTACCGGAGCTAAAGGCGGCGATCTTGGGGACGTTCTTAAGTCTGCGGCAATGGCTGCTGGATTGACTTTTGTTAGTGACAAAGCAATTAAGGCAGTTACAAAAGCAGTTCAAGATAGCGGTCTTCTTAATTCAGCCTCAAAGGCTGGCGACGTTCTTCAGGGTGGAGTTGAAACAATTGACGACGCCACTGCGTCTAATATCACTCAGGGTATTGTAGACAATCTTGATCAAGTAAATGTAATTACAAATACTGGTGGCGCTTTGACAAACGCCGCTACAACATTGACTTCTGTTGCCGCTTCGCAACCTTCGACTAAAGAGCCTGAAGTTAAAGTTGAAACAACTAGGGATCAGATTGAACCTCCCCCGCCAGTTGTAGAACCGCCGTTGTCTCAAGAGCCTCCTGTTGATGAGCAACCTGCTGCGGAAGAAGAAGTTAAAGTTGAAACAGAACGAGATCAGCCGACTACTCCGGTTGTGACTGAGCCTACCCCAAAAAGTCCTTTGGATGAGGCTGCTCCGGAAAAGCCTGAGGAAGAAGTTAAGGTTGAAACGGAGCGTGAGCCTGAGACCCCGCCGGTTGTCACTACTCCAACGAAGCCGCCTCTTGATGAGGTTAAGGTTGAGACTGAGCGTGAGCCTGAAACTCCGCCAGTTGTTACTACTCCGACGAAGCCGCCTCTTGATGAGGTTAAGGTTGAAACGGAGCGTGAGCCTGAGACCCCGCCAGTGGTCACCCCTCCTCCAAAAGACCCGCTTGATGAAGTTGTTATTGAAACAGACAAGCCTGTTAAAGATGACATTATCATTCCGCCAATTGTCGTTCCTCCGACAACTCCAGTTGATCCGGTTAAAGAACCCAAAATCAATAAGCCTGATCCGCTTAAAGATTTGAAGGACAAGTATCTAAACTTGGAAAACATTCTCAAGTTGATTGGCGCTATTGGGTCTGCAACTTCAAAGACCCCGCAAGGTCCGACTGGTCCTTCCATTGGTTCTGGCGGCATGGGCGGTGCGTTGCCGAAGTACACCTATACCCGTAAACAACTGAGTCCGGACATGGACTACTACACCTACGGAACTCGTCCTGAAGCGAAGTTCTTTGAGGGTAGTTTCCAGTTAGAGAAACCGGTACAGCCTCCCCTGTCAGAGCCTGAGTCTCCGCCAGCCAATCCTCCGGGCAATACGGAAGATATGGTGATGGGCGCTCAAGTACTGATCCCAGCTACGGTAGATGGAGTTGAAGGTTATTACACCGATTCAACCCGAAGGAATTTCGTTCCGTATCCAATAAACACTGCGGGACCGCTTTCCATCAAGCCGCAAATTGCTGAGGAAGATCCGGAATTTTACAAGAAGTATGTTCAGGATCAGAACGTGCCTTCACCACTGACTCCAGTTAAGGAGGACATGCGTCCAAGTGGCGACCGAGTTGATTGGTTTAATTTGTGGACTCAAAAGAGCAAGATGAGTCCGGAGCGATATGACGAGTACGTTCAGCGAATGGCTCCGTTGAGTGGCATGAGCGAAGGCGACTATCGCAATTACCTGTCTGAACGCTCTGCCGAGAATGCTGCGGAAATCGCATATCGTCAAAGTGATGCCGGGCGGGCCGCAATGCTTGCTCAACAGGAAGAGGCTCGTCGCAATGCCATGAATGCTGGGCTAACGATGTCTGTCCCTGAGCCTATGGTTGAACCGCCTAAAGAACCGGGGATGGCTACGGGCGGTCTGACTGGCTACGCCAAGGGTGGTTCCAAGAGTTCCCGCTACGTGGATGGTCCCGGCTCGGGTCGAGAAGACAAGATCCCGGCTCTTCTGAGCGACGGGGAATATGTGATTGATGCTGAAACGCTGGCTCTGCTGGGGGACGGCTCGACCAAGGAGGGTGCTCGGCGCATGGATAAGTTCCGTGCTAATATCCGAAAGCACAAGGGTCGTGCCCTATCGCGTGGCCGGATTAGTCCAAACGCAAAGTCGCCCGATAAGTACATGGGCGGAGGGTTGACCTGATGAGCGTCGTAGACTTTCTTTTCGGGGGCAAGGCTCCCACTCCCGGCAGTACTGCAACCAGTACGCAAACCCAACTTCCTCAGTGGTACACCGACTACACCACGGACATGCTGGGTCGTGCTCAGGGCATTGCTAACCTTCCGTATGCTCAGTACACCGGTCCTCGGATTGCGGGATTTACCCCGACCGAACTTTCCGGTTTTGAGCAGACTAAAGCGGCAGCGGGTGCTTATCAGCCCTTCTTAAATCAAGCCGGTGCTGCTTTGGGTCAAGCCGGTGGCATGAGCGGGATGGGTGCCGCAGCCGGGGACTTTGCAACAGCAGCGGGAATGCAGGGCGCTAAAGCAGCAGCTCCGTACCTGACTCAAGCCGCAGGCATGTCTGCGCTATCTACCGCTCAGCCGATGTTTACGCAGGCTCTGACTCCAATTCAGCAAGCGGGACAGGCTTCGGCTTTAACGGCAGCGCAACCGTTCTTGGGCGCAGCGTCTCGGACGTTCCCGCAGGCGGCTCAGGAATACATGAGTCCGTACCTGAAGAACGTGGTTGAGCAGATGGGCGACATTGGTGTTCGCCAGTTGCAAGAGAAGTATCTCCCGGCCATCGGTCAGGAGTTCATCGGAGCCGGTCAGTTTAGCGTGGGTCCGGGCAGCACCCGCATGGGTGAGTTTGGCGCTCGGGCGTTGCGAGATACGCAAGAGGCTATTCTGGCTGAGCAGGCCAAGGCGCTTCAGGCTGGTTACGGTCAGGCTGCGGACATCTACGGTCAAGACGTTGGCCGGTTGGCTCAGTTGGCCGGAACCGTTGGTCAGCTCAGCACTTCCGACCTTAACCGGATGCTGGAGAGTGGCGTTCGCGTTGCCGACATTGGCGCGAAGATGGGTCAGCTTACTTCTGACGACGCATCTCGGATTGCAGAGATTGGCAAGGCTACGGGCCAGCTTACTCAGCAGGACGCGGCAAACTTGGCTCGGATTGGAGAGTCGAAAGGGCAGCTTACCCAACAGGATGCTCAAAACCTTCAGAACCTTGCATCCAAGTATTCTATGCTGGGCGAAGCTGCTCAGACCATGGGGCTTACTGGCGCTCAGGCAGTTACTGGTGTTGGTGCAAAAGAACGCGCCATGCAGCAAGCCAACTTGGATCTGGCTTATCAGGACTTCCTCAATCAAGAGAAGTATCCGAAGGAGCAGATCAAGTTCTTATCGGATGTTCTCAGTGGTGTTCAGTTGCCGCAAACGACGATTACCAATACCACCACGACTCCGGGTCAGGCTGGAGATCCGTCGCTTATCGCCAAGTTGATTACCGGTGGTAAAGGCGCTGCCGATTTGATTGACATGTTCAAGAAGTACTTCCCAGCAAAATCTGACGGCACTCAGTATGACTATGATCAGATTTACAAAGACCTGCTCAAGCTTGGTGGGGGCTAATCATGGATAGAGAAACTGCTGAAAGACTCGGATTGCCATACGATCCCGCTCTTGACGATACAGTTGATGATGAAAGCGCTCAGCTTGACGGATCGGACTACGATGCCGAAGAAGAAGCTAGCGGACTTTCATATATCCCTGCGCGTGTTAGAAGGGAGTATGAGCAGTCATTAAAGGCTTACGAAGGCTCCTACAATAATCAGATTAACCAAATCCAAAAGGCTAGGGATCTTTTGTTATCCCAGCCTACTGAGATGAGCCGTCGTGATTATCTTCAGCAGCTTGGTTCTGTTTTAACAGCTCCGCGCAAATCTACTGATCCGCGTTTTTACGAGCGCCAGAATTTATATACGTTCCTCCGCGATGTGGGAGAGCTTGGCTCTGCCAAGAAGGCGGCGGAAGAGAAGGCTAAGCTTGAGCAACAGCAGAAGCTGCTTCAGCTTGATGAGCTTTCAGCCAAGTATGGTCAGGAGCGCGACTACAATCGCTTGAAGCTTGCTACTGAGCTTATGGGCAAGTACAAGCCAACGGCTGCTGGAAAAGATGACGAAATTATTCGTCTTCAGAAATATCGCGATACTTTAGATATTACAGATCCTCGTCGTCGAGAGATAACCGAAAGAATTAACTATCTGACTCGTGGAAAGCCTGAAGCTCCAAAGGCAGCAGAGCCTTCTGCTGGCATTAAAGCGATTGATAAAGTAGTTGCTGAAGACTACGGCAAGTGGATGATGGGCGGAGCATCTGCTGCCTCTAGCCGAATTACAAAGCTGAACAATGCTATTGCCGACCTTTCTACTAGAACAGACATCAGCGGGCCGGTTGAAGGATTCATTGTTGAAAACATGCCAACTGCGGCATCCGCCTTCTATCCAGAAGCGCAGAACGTCAAGGACGTTATTGAGTCTGTGGTTCAAGAAGACCTGCGGTCTATCTTGGGTGGACAGTTTGCTCAGCTTGAAGCTAAAGAACTTATTAAGCGAGCTTATAATCCAAGACTTAGTGAAAAACAAAACCTTGCTCGTGTTCAACTTCTTTTGGCGCAAATTAAAAATGTCACTAATTTGCGACAAAATTTGTTTGACTACTTCGCAGATAATGAAACGACCCGAGGCTTTGACTTTGCAAAGCTTGACCCGAATAAGCTTTTGCTTACGGATGAGGACACTAAAAAGCTTGATGCTGGCATGAGCGTTCAAGACGTTCTGGCTGGTAAGCCGTTACCGAAGCAGGGGGAGTCTAAGCCTGCTGACGCTAAACCAAGCGAGCAAAAGCCGGGGCAACCTAAAAAGAAATACAAGAAAAAAATTAAAGTCGGCGATCGCATCATTGAAGTTGATGTTGAGGAGTAAGACCGAATGCCTACTTACACGATTGCGGGTAAACGGGTTACCTCTCCGGAGCCTCTTTCAGATGAGGAGATTGCGGCGCTTTACAGTGATTTTACCGGAGCAAAGACTGCCGCTCCGGCTCCTGCGGTTGCTACTAAGGAGCGGTTTACTCCCGAGCTGCCACGAGATATCCGCACTCCGCAAGACGTAGATGTCCGTCGTGGCGCTAGCGGTCTTCTGGGCTTGCCCGGTGGCTTGCTTGACATCGCTACCGGCATCGCTGGTATTGGCGGTGAGAATGCAGTCACCCGTTGGCTTCGGGAGAAGGAGCGTTCTCTTGCCGCTCAAGCCCCGAGTCAAGAGGGCTACGAAGCCGGAAAGATTGTTCCGCAGATTGTTCCAGCGGCAACTACGGCAAAGGTCGTTTCCAAGATCCCCGCTGCTAGTGCTGCTACTCGTGCTCTTCTTCAAGCTGCGGGTCAGGCTGGTCAGGCTTATGCGGTTACTCCGTCTGCTTCCGAAGATCGTGAGCAGATGAGCGTCCTTGGTCTTGGCCCTCGTGAGTCCGCTGCCGTAGTGGAGGGCGGTCTTGGCTTGGCAGGCGAGGCTGCGGCTCCGCTTGTTCGCCGTGGAATAGACTTCTCTCGCACCATGCGAGATCGATTCGCTGATCGCATTACCGGATTGCCTACTACTCCGGTAACCGAGCAAGAGCGCGCTGCCTTGGAGATTTCTCAGCGCCTTGGACCAAGAGTGAGCGAAGAAGAGCTATCCGCTGTTGCTAAATCTCAGCAGGAAGAAGCCGCTCGCAGAGAGGAGCTTGCCGCTCTTAAAACCCGTCAAGCTGCTGCTGAGGCTGCTCGCGAACAGCAGCAGCAGGCTTTGCTTGCTCAGAAGAAGGCCGCTCAAGAGGCGGAAGCTAAGGCCCTTGAAACCGTTGAGCTAACTCCGACTCGCGGCAAGCAGGAGCTTGGTCAGCGATTGCGCGACACCGTCATGGCTGCGCGTAAGAAGTACATGGATGAGCGTGCTCAGGCGATCGGCAAGTTTGAATCCGGAGATGAAGTTCCGGTGTTTACTGTCGCTAAAGAGAAAGAGGCGGCTGGTCAATTCATTAGCAAAACTGATGAATTTAAAGATCTTGTTAAATTTTTGCAAGAACGCGGTGTTGGTCGAACTGGCAAGTCTGAGCTTGATCGTGAAGAAATAAAAGCATTTAGAAATGTTCTTCGCGACATAACTCCTAAGCAGCGAATTTCAGAAACAGTTATTGATGAGGCCGGTAACAAGGCTGTTGTTCGTAGGCTTGAGCCTATTGATATTACTTTTAATAAACTTGAAAAGCTTCGCCGCCGTATTGCAGCGGGAGACCCGGGTGTAACTGAAACCGGATTCAAGGCCATTATTGGCGATAACAGAAAAGAGCTTGTTGAAAAAATTTCCAAAGTTATGGAAAGTTTTTCACCCGGTTACCTTGATTACAAGAAGGCTTACGCCGAAACATCTGAGCCTCTGGACTTTTTAAAGGTCAACACGGTCGGCAAGAAGGCGACTGGCTTCCAGAAGTTTAGCCAAGAAGAGTTTCAGTCTAACCCTGAATCCGTGCTCGACGCTCTACTAAATAACCCGAGCAAGACCAATGCTGACAACCTGCTGAAGTTCGTTGGCAACGAAGGCAAGGATGACATTGAGCAGGTCGTGCTTGAGGCGCTAGTTGACAAAGCTGGCGGAAAAGCTGCTGGGTACACGAAAGTACTGGAAAAGTATGACGACTTCTTGAATGCCTTCCCTTCTGCAAAGAAGCGCCTTCAGGATGAAGCCACATCTTTTGAAAAGGCTACGGCTCCTGCCCGCTCTGAGTTTGAAGCTGCAACCTCTGGTCTTGAAAAGATTAAGACTGGTAGAGCGCAGGAAAGATTGGAAATCAAACTTGCAAATGCAGCGTTTAAGAGAGCTGAAGGCATTCGCGTTGCTGCTCAAGACAAGATAAAAGCAAGGAATCAGATTGACGAGCAAACGCTGATTGATATCAGCGAGGCTGCAAACAAGATTCCTTTAGATACATCGCTTGGACTTTCGCAAGCCGCCGCCTTGGCTGCGGTCGGATATGGCGCATCTGAGCTGGCGTTTGACTCTCCGCTTGGTGGTCTTCTTGGTATTGCTGGCGGATTAATGCGCCGCAAAGCTGCCAAGAACGCTTTTGCTACCAAGAAGAAAGAAGTTGCGGACAGAATAGAAACCGAGCTTCGTAAGATCATTTCTGATCAGACCGGAGCCAGAGGGGCTTCGATCCAGAAGCGCATTGATAATGAAGCCGACATTATGAGTGCTCAGCGCCTTGCTAATCAGGCTCTTAGTAACCTTGGAATTAAGCCGGGCACTGGAGCCGTTACTGCTAATGCTATCTACAAGGCTTTTGCTTCTGATGAAGGGGCTGAGCCAGCAGGTGAAGAGCCTTCTCAGGCTGAGGAAGAGGAGGTCGTATCTGCTGAGAGCGGTAGCGAGCCTGAACCCGCAGCCGAAGAGCAGTCTTATGACATTGATAGCATCATTGCGGAACGCGATGCTGGGGATTTAGCTCCACTCATTAAGTCTATTTACGAGCAAGAGTCTTCTTCTGGAAAGGTGGATACCAGCAAACAGAATTACGCTGGTGCAAAGGGTCCGATGCAGGTTACGAAGGATACCTTTGACAATATGAAAGATGCCGGAATGCTACCGGAGGACTATAGCTTCGATAACGTCTCGCACTTAGCTCAGGCTGGTGTTGTGCTCATTCAGGATCTGGCTCGCCGTTATGATAACGATCCTGAAAAGATTGCTGCTGCATACTATGGCGGTCCCAGAGCTGTTACCGAGCGTGGCATTCGCCGGGATCGTCGCGATCCAAATAACCCCAAGGCCCCGACCGTAGGTCAATACGCCGATCAGGTATTGGCGCGATTGATGCCGACTGCTCAGGCTAGCGGAATGGCTGAGGGCGGTGCCGTTGAAGACACAACAGATTACACGCAATACAACGATCGCATCCTTCGTGCATTGATTAAGCGTTATGGCAACGAACAGAAAGCTCGTCAGGTAATGCGAGACACCGATGCCGGAGTGCTACTCAAGATTATGCGAGAAGAGGAAGGTGCTGCGCGATACAGTCCCGATGAGCGGGCCTTGCTAAGGCGTTACGCAAACAGGTAGAGTCAAGCCCATGAAAAAGAAGGACAAGTACATTCCAGTCCAAATAGAAGACGGGATATGGTACCGGGTCCGTGGGTACACACACTCGGAGTGCTGTGACTGTGCGTTGGTTCACAAGGAAGAGTATCGGCTTGTAGATGGCCATCTGGAATGGCGTGCATCTCGGGACGATAAAGCAACCAACAAGCGCCGCAAAGAACTAGGCATAAAGGTGGATCGTGCCGACAAAGGTAAATGATTCTGAATTCATCGAAGCTTGGAAAAAACTAAAGAGCGCCAGTAAAGTCTCAGAGTTCTTCAAGATGGATGTACGAGCCATCCGAGCCAGAAGAAGAACCATAGAAATCAGATACGGCATATCGCTGCCGTCTGAGAGTAAAGGCCTAGGAAATAGCTGGCGAGCACAAAAAGGGCAGATACTGGATAAAATCGCAGAGCATCGGTCCAAGGTCTACAAGCATGTGATGGACTACGAGCTGCACGATGGTGTGGTTCTCGTGGCATCGGATGCGCACTATTGGCCCGGTATTGTTACTCCCGGACACGAAGCCTTTTGCAAGTTAGCTAAGCAGCTTAGTCCGAAGATGGTGGTGCTCAATGGCGACATCTTGGATGGCGCTCGCATCAGCCGTCACGCTCGGATCATGTGGGAAAAGCAGCCTGAGCTGAAGGACGAGATCCACACTGTTCAGGACCGCTGCGCTGAGATCGAACGGGCTGCGAAAGGCGCTAAATTAATCCGCACCATCGGTAACCACGACAGCCGCTTTGAGAACTATCTGTCTGGTCGAGCTGGCGAGTTTGAAGAGATGGTAGGTACGACGTTGCTCGACTATCTCCCGCGTTGGGAGGCTGGCTGGGCGTTGCATCTAAACCGCGAGCAGGATGGCTGGGTCTGTATCCGTCACCGTCCGGTAGGAGGAGGCATTCACTCCTCGTACAATTCAACTCTCAAGGCTGGGGTGTCCTATGTCCACGGGCATCTCCACAAGCTTCAGGTTACGCCGTGGGCGGATTATCGCGGTCGCAGATACGGCGTAGACACCGGGACGCTTGCGGAGCCATATGGGCCGCAGTTCAACTACACCGAGGCTGGCCCGGTCAACTGGGCATCGGGCTTTGCCGTTCTTACTTTTGTGGGCGGTAAGATGCTTCAGCCGGAACTGTGCGTCGTCGAACATGGTAAGGCTTGGTTCCGGGGTAAAGAGGTCTAGGGGAATCTTACACCCTCGGCATCGATTCGCTGAGCCTGAAGTGAATCCACGTAGGCGGTCACGATCGCTTCGATGAACTCATCGAACTGATCCGGCGTGAACTTCGTGAAGTCGTAGTTACCAGTCGCCTCAATGAAGGCTCCCGCTGCTGCGGAGGCTTCGTTGAGCGCAACTTTCTCGTTGGGTGACTTATCGATCATGTAGTTATCCATGCATTTAATGGAACAAAACTGGGCAGGTTTTTTCGAATGCCCGCGTTGGGGGATATACAGAAACCCTCTAGCCTGTCTCTTGCAGATCTTGCACGAACCGAAAACCGACAATTTCCGTGTACTTGCCATTCTTCTGAACCTTAATTTCGGCAGGTTTGAGTAAGGAATTTGCCTTACCGATCGCATCTACTGTCGTGGTCGGGATGATTCCCGGCCCGGTCATGCGATCCATCCACCACTTGATTGCCTTGTCTCGTGCGAATCCCTTGTGCTCAAGACAGATCCATTCCCGATAAACCACCATGCCTGAGCGGTACTCGACTCTCAGACTGTTAGGGCTTCCGGGCTTAACGTGTTGTCTGTACGCAACAGAGTTGACTGGGACCCACTGGCTCGGGATGGCGGTGCTCATCACCGGCAGCGTCGTCGCCGTGCGCTCAATCTCAGGCTCTCTAGGGGGCCAGACGTATCCACAGTCGGGGCACTCAGTGAGCGCCGCAAAAACGATGCTGTCGCATTCTGGGCAGGTCTTGGTCGGAGCTTCGCCTGCCTCCTCGGTCTTGCGCGGCTTTTTAGGATTGACCCGATCCACCGGCCCGTGCCGAGCGACGTTACCGGCGAAGTCCAGCACGAGGCAGTCTTCCTTGCCGGGGTAGTTGCGCATTCCGCGACCCATGATCTGTATATACAACCCGGTTGACTGGGTCGGTCGCAGCAGAGCGAGCAGGTCTACCGCAGGCGCGTTAAAGCCGGTCGTGAGCACGCCCATGGAGGCTATTGAGCGGATCTTGCCTGCCTTGAAGTCACGCACAATCCGATCGCGCTCGGCATCGGGAGTGTCCCCGAAGATTGTTTCACAGGAGATACCATGCTTCCTGATTAGCTCGGCTATGTGCGTGGCGTGACTCACGCCCGAGCAGAAGATCAGCCATGACTTGCGCTCGGCTCCGAAGCTCACGATCTCGCGCACCGCTGCCTCGTTGACATCGCTGCGATCGACCGCACGCTCCAACTCACCAGCTACGAACTCACCGCCTCGGGTGCTGACTCCGCTGACATCCAATCGCGTCTTCGGCTGCTTCGATACGAGCTTTGTCAAATATTTCTGCTCGACCATCTCGCGAACGCCAGCCTCGTAAGACAGGCCGTCGAAGAGCGAGTCATCACCGCCATACAGAAGACCGGAGTCGAGCCGGTATGGCGTAGCCGTCAGGCCCACCACCCGCAGGTGCGGGTTCATCACTTTCAGGTTCTTGAGGAACTTCTGATACATCGTATTGGTCTTACGCGGAATCAGGTGCGCCTCATCCACCAGCACCAAGTCCACCTTCACGAACTTGGATGCTTTGTTGTGAACCGACTGTATCCCACAGAATACAATTGACGGGTCGTACTCACGGCGCTTCAAGCCAGCCGAGTTCACGCCAGCAGGCGCTTCCGGCCAGAGCGTCTTCAGCTCATCGTAGTTCTGACGGATCAACTCGCGAACGTGCGTCACGACCAGAATCTTTGTATCTGGCCATTGAGCGAGAATGCGCTTGCAGAACTCCGCGATGACAATGCTCTTGCCGGTGCCGGTAGGTAGCACGATCAGCGGATTGCCGTCGTTCAACTCAAAGTATCTTAGAGTGCTATCGATCGCTTCTTGTTGATAAGGTCTAAGAGTAATCACGAATCCAGCTCCGGTTTCGGGCATGACTGAACAATCGCCATTGCCACTTGTTTCACTCGTTCTAGTTCACCGACTGCTTGTGCCATGATGAGAGCGTAGGCGTAACAATCCAGAGCCTTCATAACGATGTCCAGATCGTCAGCGGTCAGCAGCATCGTTGCGTCTACTTCTATCTCTTCATCGTCTACTTCGATTGGTCGATCCATACAGACCCGTCCCCCAGTTTGTATTCAACCCAGTTCGGTCCTGAGTTTATCTGCTCTCCGGGTATCAAGTCTGGTACGAAAAGATGATGTTCGCAGCCCTTTATCTGAGCTTCTAGATTGATGCCGTTATTGTGCAACTCGCACTTCCATCCGCCCGTCTTGAGCGGCGTGCTGTGCAGGCAGGTCCTGCAAGACTTCTGCCTTGGCATGTCCTGCTCGTGACACATGCTATGGAAGGTGCAGTACTTGCACTCGTGCCATGCCGGGTTGTTGGAGATCTTGCCAGCGGGTCTGCTAGCAAAGATCACTCGGTTGGCTTTCTCAATAAACTTCTCGGCATCGTCTTTGTTGTACTCAGTGACAACACTAGTGATGTCGCGCACGCCAGCAGAGGCTGCGGTTAAGTAATGCTTCGTAGCACCGAAGTAATGCATATAGATCTGAGCCTGCGCGTAGTACACGTAGTCCCAGCTCTTCAATGCTTCGGCTTCGCTCTTGGCTTTGAGAGACACCAGCTTCTTGTACTTGGTGTCGTTAGTGACTTTGCATTCCCAGACGTAGAGCGTGTCTGGGTCTTGAATCAAGCCCGTCAGTAACCCGTCGCAGTTACCGCGAAAGTGTCCGCCCAGCGCCTCAAAGGAGTGCTGAACACCGGGTTCCTTTTCCGTGGAAAGATCTAGCCCCGCTACCTTGCGGAGTAGGTCTGCAACTACCTGTTCACCCCGGTGCCCATCGTTAATTCGACGTAGCCCAGCGGCTTCGATAAACCCTCGCTTGACCCAGCGGAAATTTAACCACAGTTTGCGATCGCATACATCACCCACTGCGGAAGCCCCAAGGTACCCCCTAGGGCGATTTTCTTGCTCGGCTTCCATGGCGGCGTTAACCGCCCGAAGCGTCAAGTCTTGATAGTCTGAAATGTTAGCCATGGCCCCTCCAAGAGGGAGGCGCGACACCCGGTAGTAGTGGGGTAAGGCAGAGGTATATGCCCCCGGATGCCGCGCCTCTTTATTTACTTCTTATGACGTTCCCAAGGCTTCGGTGCAGCGCCCGTAGGTGCTGCTGCCGGGGCCGGAGCGGCGGCGGCTACGCGCTGAGGAGCCGTTCCACCAACAGGGAAGTATTTGACCTGAGCTTCCAAAGCACCCTGCTTATTTTCTTTATGTTTGATCACAACGCGAACAGGCTTGAAGTGTAGATCGTCCGATTCGCTCGGCGGGAAGTCGTAGCCCATGGCGGTGTAAAGTGCGTGGAACTGGCGCTGAGCAATCTGCTGCGCCTGCTCACTGACGTTCTTGAGATTCAGGCGATCCCAGAACTTGCGCCCCGGTTGGCATGGACCACTCAGAACGTCGAACTCCAACTGCAAGTACCAGCCGGTACCCGACTTGGTATCACGACGCTCAGATTTAATAATCTGCATGACGTAATCACCAACAGGCAGGAGTTCCGAAACAGGTTGCTCAATGTTCTGAAAGTCAGCGGGATTAAGATCAAGCTTAGCCATTTTATTTACTCTCCAATTACAGCGTTCATAGAAGTGCCAAGTGCTTCTGCAAACTTGGCGTAATCAAGGGGCAGTTGGTCCGGCAGAGGCCAGCGAGACTTCGCCTGCCAGCCCGGTCGCTCCTGCGTGTACAGCACGCGGTTACCGTTACCCACAGCGCGAGTGATCTTTTGGTTAAAGCCAACGTCACTCTTCACGGTGCTGTACTGCTGGTTCGCGAACATCAGGATGTCGCACCACTCGCTAATCAGGCTGGCGCTGCCGTGATGCAGATCCAACTGATAGCGGTCATACGGATCAGCCAGCGGGTCATCAAAACGCTTGACCTGCGTGTGCGCGAGCAGAACCACCTGCATGTTCTTTGCAGAGCGCAAGTGGTCCAACCCTTCCAGAATCTGCTTCCAGTAGTCGGCTGCGGCTTTGTATCCGCGACCGTAGCCAATGGCGTCGATCGTGGCGACGTTGTTGTCCTTCGCGACTCGCTTGTGAACGAGCTGCTCGGCCCAGTCGGCGCTGTCGATCACGACCGTTGAGAAGTCATGGTTCTCTTCGGCCAGCGAGCCGATAGCTTCCATGATGTCCTCGTAAGACTGGCACAGCGGGAATGCCGTCACGTTGATGGCGTCGAGGCCCTCTTCGGTTTGAATGAAGACCGGGTTCGGAGCCTGCGCGGCAAAGGTGGACTTACCGATGCCGTGGGTTCCGTAGAGCACGATCCGGGGCGGGCGAGCCACCCCTGTTTTTCTCAGACTGCTAAGTGAAATAGCCATGTGCTATTAAGCTCCTTTTACGATGGTTACCGCTGTTTTGGCGGGTTTGATGGTTAACGCCTTGGCGAGCAGCTTGTAAATTTGCGGCTCGTTGTTGGCGAGGTATTTCACGCCAGTGTCGTCAAGCTCGCGCTTGATCTTCACGGGCTGAAGGTCCTGCGGGATTTTTGCTGCAATCGACTGATCGAACAGATCCCAATCGATCTTGCGATTCAGCTTGCCGGTGATGGTGATCTTGTAGTCACCGATCTCGTGAGTCTGCGAGCCTTCTTCACGCGCACCAACTAGTGCGATGAGTTCTTCTTCTAAGGCTACGCGGCGCTCGTTAGCTTCCTTCTCAGCCAGCTTGGCCTCGAACAGCTCGTTTGCAATCTCAACTTCGTTACGCATTTTCGTTCCTCGTTTAGTGTTTGTGTTCTCGACGGAGAGAGATGCTACACCCCCTTGTGACGGATTGCAAGGGGTGGCATGATGTCACCATGGAAACACGAATTTTATCTCTTTCGGAGTGGCTGGAAGAGAACTGCTTGACACATGAAGAGTTTGCGCTTATGTGCGGCTGTACTCGCGCTGCCGTGACCCGGTGGGCCAGCGGTTCCAGAGCGCCATCACCTAAGTGGCTGAAGGTTATTGAGCGCAAGACCAAGGGTCAAGTCAATATAGCGATCGAAAGTCGTTTGACCGAAGGAGAACGAATCTATTTAAGCCTTCGGAAACAGGGGCTTACGCTATCTGCTGCGGCGAAAAAGATACGCATTCATCGCAATACTTTGGCTCGTTTTGTGAGGGGCCAAGCAGATACGCCGTCAAACATTGTTGAACGTATATACAAAGTAGCGGGGTTGAAATGATCGATTTAGTCATCTATGGGAAGCCGACAGGCAAGGCTCGTCCCAGATTTAGCCGTCGCGGCGGGAAGGTCGTGACGTTTACACCGAGAGAAACGCAGATTTACGAGCAGAACATCAAGTCTTTGGCTCAGGTCGCGATGATCGGTAAGGACATGTTCGCAGGTCCTGTGAAGGTTACGATTAAGGCTTACTTTTCCCACAAGAAAAAGACGGGATGGCATGTATCGCGTCCCGATATTGACAACATCGTCAAGGCCATTTTGGACGGCCTGAATGGCGTCGTCTTTGCGGATGATGCATCGGTAGCACAGCTCGTTGCCTCAAAGGAATACGGCGAGGAGCGAGTAGAGGTTCAAATAGAAAATGTCTGAAAATTTCATGGAACAGTATGGTGCGAAGCTCGTTGACGCGGGCTATCGCATCATTCCCATCATGCCGGGTACTAAGCGTCCCGGTCGTTATGACGGTGAAAGGTGGGGCGATCTTGCTCGCTGGACCGAAGTCACCGCTCAGAACTTCCACGTTGATATCTGGTCAAAATGGCCCGGTTGCGGCATCGGCATCCTAGCGGGTGAGGTAGTCGCGATCGATATCGATGTGCTTGACCAGCAGGTAGCCATTGAAGTCGGTAACGTCTTCCAGAAGAAGCTCGGCCAGACGGACCTGATCCGTATCGGCAAGTCTCCGAAGGCGCTCTACCTGTACCGCACGCTGGAGCCGTTCAGCAAGATCTCGCTGCATCCGATCGAAGTGCTCGGGCAGGGCCAGCAGTTCGTCGCCTACGCAATACACCCGGATACCAGCAAGCCCTACGAGTGGCCCTTCGAGGCTCCGCACGAGATCCCATTAGAGCGGCTCCCGCTCGTGACCCGTGAGCAGGTGCTGGAGGCTGCGGAGGAGGCTTATAAAGCATTACCGCCGCCCCTGCGGAAGCGATCGCTCAGCCCGAAAGGTCAAGTCTTCGTACCCGACAAGGATGCGAAGTCGTCCTACGAGGGTCTGGTTGGTACTTACGCTGCCGTTGAGGATGCCCTGCGCTACGTCCCGAATCCGGACCTGTCGTGGGATGACTGGAACCGCATCGGTATGGCGATCTACTGCGCGACCGAGGCGAAGGGTTTCTACATATTCGATCAGTGGTCGCAGGCTTCTGGCAAGTACAACCAGATTGAAACCCGGCAGCGTTGGGATCATTACAGCAAGTCTCCGCCCACCAAGATCGGCGCTGGTTCGCTCTACTTTCATGCGCAGCAAAACGGCTGGGTTCCGCCTGTATCGCTTAGTCTGAATCCGCAGAAGGCTCGTGCCGTTGAGGTGGATTTAAGCTCCATCAAACAAAACAAAAAGGACATTGTTAAGAGTACCCGCGAGAACTTCCCGCACCAATGGTTCCAGAGCCAGTCTCTGGTCGGGCGCGTGACTCGCTGGATTAACTCTACAGCACAGCAGCCCCAGCCGACCTTCGCGCTGATGAATACGCTCTGCATGTTCGGTGCGCTCTTCGGGCGTCGGTATGCAATGTCGCAGATCAACACCCGTTGCAATCTGTTCGCGATCGCTGTCGCGAAGCCCGGTGCCGGTAAAGATCACAGCCGTCAGCGTATCAAAGAACTCTTGATGAAGGCTGGCCTGAATCAGGTCATCTGCGGTGATCGCTTCAGTTCTGGCGTTGCCATCCTGCGCACGCTTTTTGATTACCCGTCGCGCATATCTCACCTTGACGAGATGGGCTTGTACCTTCAGAGCTTGACCGCGAAGAATGCAGCGGGACATCAGCGCGACATCATCAAGACCCTGCTAGAAGTGTATTCGTCGAGCAGCGGTATCTACCACGGTCAGGAGTACGCTGACTCTCGCGATCGCCAGCGGTACGACATCAATCAGCCCAACTTCAACTTCTTCGGTACTACGACCCCGAGAACGCTGATTCCGGCGCTGAACTTTGACATGGTCGATAACGGTACGCTAAGTCGCATTCTGCTGGTTCCGCCGTTCGAGGAATATCCCAACTCGCAGATCCCAGAGCTTCAGCCTCCGCCAGATGACATCGTTAAGGATATGCTGGACTCGGTGTCGGTCATCCCGCACGGTGCTGGGAACCTGACTAACATCCAGTCGATCCCCAACTCGACCGTGGCTCCGGTCATCGTTGAGTGGGAAGGGACCGCCTTCGAGCGATACAGCCAGATTAAGGATTGGCAGATTCAGCAGTCCCGAGGCGACGATGCCTTGTGGGTGCGCTTCTCCGAAATCGTGCTGAAGGTCGGCATGATTGAAGCAATCGCAATCGATCCCTGTGTGCCCGTCCTGACTGGCGAGATCTTTGAGATGTCGCATGACCTTGTGAAGTGGTCATTCAATTACACGGCAGACCTGCTGTATCGCGAAGTCGCTGAGAACGATATTGAAGCGGCTCACAAGAAGATCCTGAACCTGATTCGCAAGTCCGGTGCCGAGGGTATGAACGGCACTCAGCTTGCGAAAGCCTGTCAGGGCATGAAGGCTCGCGATCGTAACGAGATCCTACAGACGCTCGTTGAGTCCGGCGATGTGCTGGAAGAGGTCGTTAAGAACCCCGGTGCGGGGCGCGAGCGTCGTGTCTACCGGGTGCGCTACAGATAAAAAAATGCCCCGGCGGAGCAAAGCTTCAACACCGGGGCCAAGTCTCTAGGAGATAGCACGAGGGGAGTTTATCCCCTCGGATCTTTCCCCGCAAGCCATGAGACGTACCAGAGGGTCTTCCGGGCGTCCTGTTCCACGGCATCCTTATGACCGAGCCTCCAGAGGTAGGCAATGGCGGTGCCCTTCAGAAAGCCTCGCCACTCGTCCTCAGTCAGGGCTGACTTGATGGCGTCGATCGCCTCTATCTCACCCTTCTTGTAGTGATTAGGATTGATCGGATCGCTCATTGAGCTTCCCTTTTCGCTTGGCCTTTCGCTTGGCATGACTGAGCTTGGCCATGCGTTGGTAGTGCGCCTTAGGTCGTCGCTTCTTTGCTCCCGTAGCAGCGCTTCCACCTCGGCTTCCGATAGACGCCAAGTATTCTCGGATTGCATCTTTATCCCCTTGCATTTCGTAATAACTCCAACTCAGTCTTCAAGATATTCAGTTCCATCTGGATCACTTTGTACTCATCCCAAAGCCCTGCCTTGTGGACGTTGTTCAAAGCAACCTCAACCTTCTTGGCTTGGGTTTGACCGTAACCCCATGGCGCGGCTCGTAGTTCTTCTGCCCATGCTCCGGGCGGGGATTCTCTATCTATTGTCATGGATCATTCCCTCCACCGCTTTGGTGACTTGTTCGATGACGTTATCCCAAGGTGCAATCATGTTGTCCCTCGGGAAGATGCGGATGCTGGGATACCACAGGCTTCGGTCGCCATCTTTGTTACCCCAGTACCAGAGCTTGTTCGCATCCATCAACAGCACCGGTCGTCCCAGCGCCCCGGCCAGATGCACGGTCGAGCTACTAATGGCTACGATCACATCGCACATCTGACACAGCGCAGCGAGACCGTCTATGTCTTTATATAGATCCACCGAGGTTGTGACGATGTTCGTACCGTGCTGTTGATTAAAGTAATCGACCGCCTTCCTGTCGCTGCCGTATTGCAGGTTCACTAAATTCACATCCTGCTTCATGATCGGCAGGAGCTGCTCAAGGTTGACGCTCTTGTGAGGTCCGATCTTGATGGCTGCGCTCACCCACGATAGACCCACCGTCAGCTTGTTCGGGTCGAGTCCTGCTTCCTCGCGGTACTTCTTCACCAACTCCGGGTCAGCCTGCAAGAAGTTCCGCGCTGCGTACTTCTGGATGTCGTCCTTCTCGTTGATGAACGACCAACCCACACTCGCGAACGGAATCTGCTCCTCGTGCAGCGCAGCCGGTACCTGATCGCTGTTGGCGATGAAGTCAATGTCCGGCATCGAAGTCTTGAAGATCTTGATCAAGCGCGGGTCAACCATCGCGGTGACCTTATCGGTTCGCTGCCGGATAGCGGGTAACAGAGAGCCATAGATGATCTGATCACCGATGCCCTGCTCGCCCCACACCAACACAGACTTGGCTTTGGACTCCAAACTCCATTGCGGCTTCTGGGTTACGAGACGGCGGCTCTTGAACCGGTCGCTCCGCCAGCGCGTTTCATACAACGGCCAGCCTTCTTTGAACTCGTTCTGTTGTAGCAGTAGTAGCCCGAGAATCCACTGCGCGTTGGCGTCGTTGGGTTCAATCTCGTTTGCTTTGCGGAAGTTCTCAAGCGCCTCACCCCACCGTCGCATCTCCCAACTGGCTGCGCCTCGCTGGATGTAAGCATGGAGATAATCCGGCTTGATCTTAAGCGCAGCCGTGAAGTCTTCGATGCCAGCGTCATACTTCTGCTGCTCACTCTTCACGATGCCACGGTTAACAAGATCATCTGCCGTCAGCTTGCCGCGCTTTTCGGAGGCATCGTAGTATTTCTCCGCTCCCGCAAAGTCCCGCTGAATCTGTAACAGTCGAGCCTTCGCCCGGTACGCTACGATGTCCTTTGGGAATAGGCTGATCGCGTAGTTGCAGAGATCCATCGCCTCGGCATATTTCGCAGCCTGAAACGCGGTTTCAATTTTCTGAATTGTCTTTTGGTACTTGTTCATAGCGTCGATGCCACGGCCATCCATTCCTTGCCGTACTCCACATGAGTCCAATCCTGAAACCACGGACCCCCTCGGGTCATGTGTACTGCTATCGGATTGGGGCAGTCGTTCTTGGTGTACCAACCTTCGAGGTAGTTGTACGCAATCGGCAAGTGTCCGATCACATCGTCAGATAACCACTCGAACCGGTGAAGATAACTCGGACTCGCGATGTTCACAATCTCTGGCGTTAACTTCTTAACTTGTTCATGCTCACAGTTCAGGAACATGAAACTAGACCAGTTCTTTCGGGGGTAAACGTGTTGCGCTTGGTTGTTCATTTTGACCGTTTCGGTAGGCCGGTAATCGTGCGGTACCACGAAGCACGCTTTTGCCCCATCGGCGTAGTCAAGCAGAGTCGCGATGTCCCCCCGGAAAAGAAAATCGCAGTCTACAAAGACCGCCCAGCCGGTGTGCCCCGCGAGGTGTGGAGTAAGAAACCGCGTGAGGCTGAACTCCGTAGACGCGAGCGTATCGACCCCACGCCAATAAATACCCTGCTCGCGCAAATCGTTCTGCTTTATGGGGGTGATGTCGAGCGGGACTGAAGTGTGAAGCTCAAGCGACTTCTTGCACACCTCATACGCTGCCTCTTCGCGGCTGTCCCATCCGATGAAGACTTTAAGCATTGAGGAACGCCTCCTTCCGAGCCGGTCCTTTGAAGTGCAGAATCTTGGGTACGTGTCCCCCAACAGCACGCTCCGGTAGACAGGCATATTCGCTCTCCTCCATCTCACCCACGAGTTCAGGGTAAAGCATGTGAGAGTACACCTTGAGCGCCTCCTGATCCCCGTACCACGAGCGCAGATTCTGATCCATAAATCCCATCAGAATCGCCATGCCTTTCCACGCATGGTAGTTCTTGGTGATCGTCGCGCAGCCGAGATACGGATACAGCGTGCCGAGCGGAATGTTGTGATACTGCTTGAAGATTCCACCGCGCTGCTCTCCGTTGAACCCGGCATCGCGATCAAATGAGCGACGACAGAAGATGACTTCCTTATCACCCAGTATCGCTGCCGGGTTAACCGGTAGAACGAACAGCATGTCGGTGTCAATGTACATAGCAGGCTGCGTGATGCGAGCTTCTGCGAATGCGCGGGTACGCCAGTACATGATCTGTGCCGGGTCGCCTTTGGAGTATTTGTACTCATCAACGCCCTCGACCTTGGGGGTGGCGTCATCCGTACACATGATGACCTCGGCGTCGGGCATCACCGCCTTGAGCGATGCCACCATCTTGGTCGGGAAGGTAACGTCCGCACCAACGTGAAAGAAAACAAAGCGGCTCATTGTTCTTCCCGCTCCTTCAGCATGGCGTCGGCTACTCGGTAAGCATCTCGCGCAAGGCTATAGATGTTCGGGTGCGCCCCGTCTTGATGTCCCGCAAGAATTCCCTGAACAGCGGCTGCTGCAAAGTAATCCCGCAACTCCATACCGTAGGCTGCGCTATCGTCCTTCTTGCTCATACTTCCTCCAAAGGATCTTTTAATACGATGACGGATGAGACAGCGGAGACATCCTTGTACTTCAAGAGTGCCTGCGCTGCCTGCTCTAGCGTCTGCTGGCGGATCAATACCGCGAGCTTGCAGATGATCTGCGCGTTGTTCTTCGGACCACCTTCTGGAGTCTGATCAAACTCTTTAGCAGTCTTTTCAACGAACTCCCAGTTGAAAACATCCAGCGTTCCTTTTGGTCCGATCTTGCACCAAGTCTCTTCGTCAGTCTTGGTCTTTGGCGGATCAAGATAATCAAACTCTTCGCTCATACTTCACCTTTGCGAATCACTAAAAGTTGAGGGTAGTAACTAAACTCTGCAATCTGTCCACGCGCATCAACGATCCGCATGATCTGATCCATAAACGACATCACCGTTTCGCGACTGTTGACTGCTTGCGCGTCGAAGTATTGACGGAACTGGTTGGTGTAGGCGTCGTTGTACGTACACTTCAGATCTTCGATCACGTAATACCCGCCGGGTCGGATTTGATCCCACACGTTGCCAAACATCTCGACCATCTGCTCCGAGATGTGGCTCGCGTCATCAATGAACAGGTCGTACATCGCATCATCAGGCGGTGCGTTCTTGCACAAGTCGAGTATGTGAATGTCCACGTTCGGCAGGTTCTTACACAGGCTCGCGCACTCCTCGCGGATGTCGAAGCCCGTGATATTCGATACCGGTAGGTAGTGCGCCCACATGTGGAGTGATGCGCCACACGCTACACCGGCTTCGGCTATCTCGAACACGCACTTGTGCCGGGGCTGTCCCTCGGTGCGGATCATCTCGGCTACGATGCGCTCGTATACGTCTGTATAGCAATGCTTTACATTGCCCTTGTCGCTGCCGAATAAGTCAGCCAGTCCCGTGAGCGTCATCTCTTTCAGGTTCACCTCGCCCGTGTCAGGGATGTATTCCTCGGGGGTTACGGTGTCCAAGTAGCGGCGCACTCCGCCTCGTGCCATCGGGTCGTTCATGGTTCTACCTCCCACTTGATGCCGGTGTTACCCCTCGCACGGATGGCGGCGGCGCAGTCTGCAATAGCAGCCAGCAACATAACTTCCTCTTGTATAGGTCGATGTTGGCGCAAATACTTATCTCGCAAATCTTCCTCACACGCCTTTATACACGCCTCCCGCTCGGCTGCGGCAACGAGGGCGGCGAATCGTTCAACGTCCATACACAACGGCATAATCGATTCATTTTTCTGGTACGGGCTGTGGCGACCTGTCGCCGCTCCTGCCTCTCGCGCCAGTCGGATGATGTCGTCGCGGGTCATACCTTCGCTCCGTAGTACCGCCCCACCAACTTGAATGCGTCGATGTGCTGCTTCAGCTCGGCCAGATCCGCTGCCTTATCAGAGCTGAATATGTACATCTGCTTGCCCGCTTTGCGATCCCTGTAATCTCTCTGAAGCGACTTCAGGGTGATCTTTAATTCCGCTGCCGTAATCTCTTCGAGCAGGTCGGAGCTGACTTCAATCTTCATATCTGCTCACCCTGCTTCCACAGCACATAGTCGTACTGCTTAATCCCTCGGCGTATTGCGGTGCCGATAACGGACTGACGGATGCCCCACTCTTGTACGAGATCTTTGTAGCGCACTCGCTCATTCTCTTCTCTAGCTAACTTCTTGCGCTTCAGTACGATCTTGTACTGCTCAAATGACAGGCGCGGGTTGTAGCGCGAGATCTTGGTGTATTCGCTCACAACACTCGCCCTGCTGCAAAGCCCAACATCAAGCCCAGAACGAACACCATGATCTCAATAAAGATCATCTCGCCTCGCTCTCTGGCCTTCTCAATTTCCATGGCGTCAAGCTGTGCCAGTAGTTTGGCAATCTCTTCCATTTGCGCGTCTTTTGAAGTGCGCGGCTTTCTAGTTTCAATCTTCACCAGTAGTTCCCTCCGCTGCGTCGGCGTGAGCAAGCCCAGTTCGGCTCCGGTACGCTCGCCCATTCTCGGTGTGCTTCTGCTTGGCGGCGCTTAATCCAATCTAGGATCGTGATCCAGATATTCATCGTTCGTTGTCCTCGCTAGTTCGTTTTCTAGTAATCGTATTTCTCTTTGTTTGTCTTTGATCTGTTGCCAGATCCAATCTACTTTTCGGACCCGGCTTTCGACCGAGCCAACCCGTGGGTCTTGCAGTACGTCTTCCGGTTTCAACGGCATCGGATAGCTCCCTGATTAATTTCTGAGCGTGAAAGAGTTTCTTGCGTTCTTGCTGCGCGGCATTCCACTTTGCGACCTCTTCGGCTTTCGCTTTCGCGTGCTTGCGTCCACGCAAGAAGTGACACTTGCCATAGTGCTCCGTGTGACAGAGCGGACAGAATCTGACGGGCTTTGGAGTCAGCCCGTACAGCGACCAGAAGTCACTCGTCTTCAAGCAGCTCTTCCTCTTTAAACTCCAACTCGTAGTAGTCCTCACCGAGACAGTACGGGCAGACATCCCAATCGCCGTAGGCGTTGCTATAAACCTCGGTGCACTCGAATTCGATCTTGCACTTCTGACAGTAGTAGTACATGTCCATGTTTGTGTTCCTGTATCGTTTGGGTTTGGGTTCAAGCTGGTTGCGTAGAGATTAGTCCCCTCGCGTGATTAGCGCAAGGGGGTTGTTTTAGTGGGCTGAGCGGCGGTCCAGCTCTTCCTGCGCCCAATCCAGATCCCACTGGTACATGCGGTTCTCTTCTTCAAAGCGCATGTCCCGAGCGTAAGAGATGGCGTCCTCCACCATCTCCACGACGTTGGGCTTGAACCCGCCCACGTTCCAGATCGTGACCTGCTCAGGGGGCGTGTCTTTGCGCCAGTCGTAGATCGTGGCTACGTGCAGATCGTCGTTCTCGTCGAGGAATTCAATGACCCACTCGGCTTGGGTCTTCTCGCCGTCGCCGGGGAGGGGGCGACCGAATGCGTTCACCAGCTCCGAGTAGGTGGCCAGCACGAGGCCCTGAAAGAAGGTGCCGTTGGCACCGCTCATCGTCACTTCGTATCGCATTGCAAATCTCCTAATTAGTTTGCAGTTCGTGATATCGACAGGTGGATAATACTCAAGCCGCTTGCGCTGTGCAAGGGGTCATTGAACGACAAATTGCAGCATCGAAATGGGTAGCATGACTGCGGTCTTTCCGTGCGGGGTTCTCGGGTAGATCAGCATGTGCCCGCTGAACTCGGTGCTGAAGAGCAATAGCTGAGCGTTCGAGACGCCCTTCTCGACCCCCTCGAAGTCATCCAGCAGGATCACGGCATTCTTGTTGAGCTTCGCCATGAGCGCGACATCGTCGCCCCTCAAGCGCCCGTCTATGTAGAAAAAGTCCGGCTTGACCTTCTGCGTGATTAGTTCTTCAAACATCTGGGTGGATGTCTTACGCGGGTACTGGTAGATCTTCGCCCGCCCAAGAACAGGCAGTTCGATCGCGTTGCTGGCGTCGCAGGTGTGGATGACCGTGTTCACCTCGGCTGCGTATGACATCGCGATCGTGGATCTCCCGATGAAGGTGCCCACCTCGGCGATGCCTTTCGGGTTGAAGTAACTCACCAAATCAAAAAGACAAAACGCATCTTCCAAATTAATGGTGCCGGTCTTGTAATCCGCGCTCTCCACCAAATCGCTCAAGGTGTCCATATCGGTGGCTAGCTCGGGCGGGCGTGGCCGCTGGTTGCGCACTATCTGCCAGAACATTTCCGAGAACATCATTCGGTTAATTCTTAACGGGTTCATTTTGGTTCCTCCAGTATTTGCCCCACGTTCCGACTCTGGTATCCGATGTGGAAGTCGTGAGAACTCCCAATCGGCTTGCCAGAATCCAATGCCTTGAAATAGATGTGCTGTCTGCGAATGTCTGTTACTACGCATAGCTGCGGCATGTGCTTGGTGTCGAACCAGTACTTATGCTCGAAGATGGTTCCGCGCTTCATCTGGTGACCTCCAGCGCCCTCTGGATGGCGTCTTCCACGTACCGGGCGGCTTGGTGCAGATCCGGGCGTGAAAACGGCCTGTAGAGCACCTCCGTGGCTTTACCGGTGCGCAGTAGCTCCAGCGCGTCCAGCCGGTTTATCGGAAAGTAGCGCATCTGGGTGATCGAGACGCGATACCAGCGCCCGTTGGCGGGTGACATGGCCAGTTGGAGGCGCTTCATTGGAGCACCTTCGCGGCTCGGCGTTTGGCGGCGAGCTTTGCTGCGCGGATGTCATCCGGGTGCATCATGCTGGCAAGTTCGTTCGCCAGATCAATTGCCATCTGGGTGCGTTCCTCAGTATCTGCTGTGATGGCGAGGAAGAGGGCGAGGGTGAGTGCCTCGCGAGGGGTCTGGGGCTGTCTCATGGTGCACCTCCGGTCGCTTTCGCGATGGCGGCTCTGGCGAGATCGCTCACGTTCATATACTCGTGCAGCCCGGTTTCCTGAAACAGTTCGTTTACACAGCGTTCGCACTCAATGAGTGCTTCTAACAGTTCTGGTGCTGCTGCGATAAGGCGGGCGTCGGCGTTGATGTGCTCGCGATCGCCATCAACATCGGGAATCATCGCGACCAGTTCGCGATGGCTCGTGACGCCATCGGTGGCGGACCAGATGTGGCGGGCGATACCTTGGTCGCCCAAGGCGTGGGTGGCTTTCCATGGGCCGGTGGTGTGCTTGTTCATGCTGCCTCCGAGAGGGTTAGCCCGTAAGTGGAGTTCGCGGTGCGAATCAGGCGCGTGTAGTAGGAATTGCGGCGCATCAGGACCGGCAGTTCATCCCAGAAGGCGATCAGCGGGAGTACGGCCTCGCAATCCTCTTCCCACCACATCGGCTTCGCGCAATAGCTGCGGCCCTCGACGGCGGTGATCGCCCACGGTGACTGCTCGGCAAGCTGAGCGCGGCGCTCAGGAGATAACCAGATTCCACCGTGGGTCTGGCTTGATACCAGAATGATGCCCTCGGCAAGGCGGTTCACGCTAATGAGTTGACCCCATGGCGAGTAGCCGTTCACTTTCGGAAAAAACTCGGTGTTCATCGTTTTAGCCTCGTTTGAGTTTGGGTTCAGACGGCCTGATATTAGCACAAGCGGGTTGGGTTGCAATAGGGGGTGCTCACTTACTGGGAGAGGGGAGGCGGGGTTGGAGGTCCCCCGCCGGTTGGTCAGGCTGCTTCGCTTTGCGACTCTGCAATGTCCGTCAGCGCCTGTTCGATGAACTTGACGCAGTCGGCGTGCTTCGTGATCGCCTTCGGGGTGACGGTGAACATTCCAATCGGGGTTGGGTTTGCACCCTCATCCCAGTAGAACCCACCGAAGCTACCGCATCGGAGCGAGTCGCTCTTGCCGTACATACACATCACGGTGACTTTGTTCGCTTCACCGTAGCCGTTCTCGTCGGCGGCGTTTCGGATCGCGGTCATAGGGTCGGTTGCCTTCGCCCATGACCCGTAATTACCCGCCGTCACAGCGAGGTAGGTGTAACCGTTCGACAAGACATGATCGTGCTTTGCCATGTGCATTCTCCTAGTAAGTTGTTATAGAGCGCGATGACCGCGTTGGATCACCGTATGATCATTATTGCACAAGCCGGTTGCGTAGTCAAGTCAAGTTTTGCAAAGTTTTGTTAAGATTTGTCAAGATTTGAATCATTAGTGAAACAGTAAATCGAGAGTAGAACTTTTGTGCAGATCGATTGACCGCATCGTGGCCGGAGGGGGTGTGCTGATCCAATTAATCCTATTTCTTCATAATTATTTCTAGGCCTTTTTTCGTCGAAAAAGCCTTATGGAACATGGACTTAGAATAATTTACTTTAATTACTTCATATCAAGGTAGGTTGTGGATAACTTGTGGACAGATCAGAGGGACGACTAGACAGAAAGAGATAGAGAAAGAAATATAATAATAAATAATAATATATATAATATCTCTACCCTTTATGGATCAACAACTTACGAGTGGGTGTTGTTCGTGCGCAACATAATTAGTTCTATTTGTTCTTTTTCATGCCTTTGCCCGCTTGGCGGCAGGGCAGTTTGGTTGTAGATTCCCAACATGCAACGGACCAATGAAGAGGGAGCCGTGTCGATCGAAACTGCTGTTGAAAAGCCGGTAAAGCGAAAGCCGGGTCGTCCTAAGAAGGACATTGAATCGCTGAAGAAACAAATTGCCGTATCGCCTGAAAAGCGCCTGCACAATCATCCAGATCCAGCTATTTCGCAGGCCATCACCACGATGGCCCTCGCTGGGTTCTCGCAGGCTGATATCTGCAAAGTCTGCAAAATCAGCGCGGAAACGATCGCGCAGTACTATCACGATGAGGCGACCCACGGTCGGCAGCGTGTGATGGCCGAGGTCGTGGGAAGTCTCGCCCAGCGTGCGATCGCGGGCAGCGACACGGCAGCGATCTGGCTCACGAAGACGCGCCTCGGCTGGTCGGACCGACAGCAGGTCGATGTGAATGCCAACATCGAAGTCGTGCACCATCGGGGCGAACTCATGTCCGAATTAACCGGGCTAATCCAAAAAGGGATCACGATAGACGCCGAGCCGATTCCGGAAAATCCGGGCAAAACGGATTCTGACCCCCAATCACGGGGATAGGCTCGGGCGCTTCTGGGCGCAAAACGGCACCGGCCCTCGAAAACGAGGGTTTTCAGGCTCGCCGGAAAATAGGCGAGCGCATCCGTGGCGAGCACGTGGCCCGCGCGAAAATCAGCCGGTCAAGCTCCGGGCGCGACTAGCTCAGAGCTTCGACGCGCACATAACGCGCCAGCGGGTAGTTTTTAAACGCGGCCCGCGTCATACGGTTAGCAGCAACTATCCGGTTACCGCGATAGGTCCGGATATAGTCGGCGAGAATTTCACCATTAGCGCGTTTGACTAGCACGCGGGCGCGATAGGGGAAAGCTTTCATGTGATCACCTTTTGCTGGCGCGAAATTGCACCCCATAAGGCGCCCCACGGGCGGGCGCCCTATAAGCTGCAAGCTCAGGCAGCGACTAGCACGCGGGCTGGAGAATAGTCCGCCGGTACCGCAAAGGCGCTTGCGCTTTTCCGGGCGCGGCCCTTTGCTTTCAGGCCCGCCACTTTTCCGGGCGCATCTAAAAAGCGCAAGTCTGATTCGTCGCCGTTGATCACATCGCGCCCGAGAAAATGCGCCGGGAGCTTGCCCTTAAATACAGCGGCGAATCCTACCGACTTGCCGTAGAAGCTCAGCGCCTTTGCGACAATTGGCGCGAATGCGGGCGCGTGCGAGTAGCTAAACGTCAAATGATAGTTTGCAATTCCGGACACTCGCCGGTTCGGCAATTTCGTGTAGTCATAGAATTGCAGCTCAGGAAAGGCGGCGAAAACGTGCGGGTACACTTTCCCGGCACGCTCCGCCGGGTAGTTTTCCCATCGAATATCACTAGTGCCATTCAGGCGAATGACTAGCACCTTGCCAGCCTTGTGCGCTTTTTTCTTTGCATTCTCAATTTCGCGAACCAGTTTCGTCATAAAGGTGTCGCGATCATTCAAAAATAAAAAGGTGCGCGCCAATCGCGCCCGTTGAATCGCGTTATCCGGCAAGCTCTCGCCGTTCGGCGCTGTGAATTGCACGCTACCGGGTGACATGCCACCCCGGCCCGCCGTGTTAAGACAATCGGCGACACAATCGGCGACTTTTGATAGTGCACAAAGCTCAGTGCCCGATGAGTCGGCAGGCGCAAGATATAAAACGCCCGTCATATATCCGTGCTCCTGCCCTTTAACGGTTTTCGCATTCGCATCGATGTTCAAGAGTTTAGTTTTCATCGTTTTGGTTCCGTAGTTTGTGCGCACTATTGCGCCCGGAAATTATCGGGCATTCCGCACCCATGCGCAAGCGGCTAGCGTCATATATATGCGCGGGCATTCCGCGCAATTGCTAGCACCATGCGCGACCCGGTCCGCCCGCATGTGGCGGGCACATGCCCGCACATAACCGGGCGCGACTATCGGCGGGCGGGCGCGATGCGCGGCCCGGAATGCGCCGCAGGCCTAGGGTCCCTTTCAGTCAATCGGAATGAGAATCAGTCGCACCCCGGCGGGCGGGCGGGCACGCGAAACGACCCGGTGGGTGGTGGGTCCCATCTGCGGTATTTCACTTCCTAATTACACTCCAACTTTTACTTGCCCTACCCCCTTGCGCACGTTTACTCTAGGGTCCCATGCTGTATACCGGAGCCGCCCCCCTACCCCGCCACACCTATTGCTACGTGCAGCCCAACACATTTGGCAACGAAGACTGGGTACGGGTAGCGTGGTTTGGGTTGGTATCGCATCCGGGCAGAACGTGGGGGTGTCATGTGATGTTGGAGTGTGGGGCGGTGTACCGAAACGTCCCGCTGCACAAGCTCGCGCACAAAATCACAGGGACCCCTTGGGACCCCGCCGACGCACAGACTTGGGATTGCTATGGCAACCAGTTCAGCGTGCTGGAGTATCCGTTTCTCGAAGGGACCCGAATGCGTACCCGGCTACGGTCCAAGCAAGAGCACACCGGTAACTACTTGTTTACCGCGATCCCGATGATGGATGGTTTCAGTCTGGAGCCGGAGCAGAGCAAGGAGTTCTACTTCATCAAACTGGACAACGGGCGCTATACAGCGCAACCTACGAACCACGTTTTGGTGCTGGATAAATCGTTCATCACCGAAGCCAACTGGCCGAAGTTGAAGCGTCAAACTGAGATTTGGAGTGTTGACAATGCCAACGAAGTCTAAAGTGAACGCAGCGGGTAACTACACGAAGCCCGAGATGCGCAAGAAGTTATTCAACGAGATCAAGGCATCCGCAACCCAAGGCACCGCAGCCGGTCAATGGAGTGCGCGCAAAGCCCAGCTCTTAGCCAAACGCTACAAAGAAAAGGGCGGCGGGTACAAGTCATGAAAGCCCCACAGAAGTCTCTCAAGGACTGGACCGCGCAAGAATGGCGCACCAAGTCAGGCAAGCCGTCATCAAAGACGGGCGAGCGGTATCTTCCTAAGGCAGCGATTGAGTCTCTGACCCCGCAAGAGTACGCAGCCACGACTCGTGCGAAGCGCGAGGGCAAAGCACAGGGTAAGCAGTTTGTAGCGCAGCCGAAGAAGATTGCGAAGAAGACCTCGCGCTATCGATGAACCAGCCCGCTCAAGGGTCCCCTGCTGGGACCCCGCCGGGTCCCCCTCCGGCAACGAAGAAGCTTTCTCCGCTGGAGCAGAAGCTCGCTCAGCTTCCGACCGAGGATCTGGAGGCGCTGACTTTTCATGCGCGGTGGAGCAGTAAGAGACACAAGCACCAGATCCCGCCGAAGGGCGACTGGACTGTCTGGCTCTTGCTAGCCGGTCGTGGTGCGGGCAAGACCCGCACAGCAGCGGAGTGGACTTGGTGGAATGCGTATCAGGCGAAGGAAACGCGCTGGTTGGTGAGCGCACCGACTTCAGCGGACATTCGAGATACGTGTTTTGAGGGTGACTCGGGTCTGATCTCGGTCATGCCCCCTGCGATCGTGAAGGAATACAACCGATCGCTATCAGAAATCATTCTCGTTAACGGTTCTCTGATCAAGGGCATCAGCGCAGAGACTCCCGACCGGCTACGCGGTGGACAATGGCACGGCGCGTGGTGTGATGAGCTAGCCGCATGGCAGTATGACCAAGAAGCGTGGGACATGATCATGTTCGCGCTACGTCTAGGGTCCCATCCGCGAATCGTTGCCACCACCACTCCGAAGCCCAAAGCCCTCATTAGAGACTTGGTGGAGCGTGACGGAGCCGATGTACACGTTACGAGGGCATCGACTTACGAGAACATTGCGAATCTGGCTCCGACTTTCCAGCAACAGCTCCTGAAATTTGAGGGCACGACGCTCGGAAGACAGGAAATTCACGCCGAAGTACTCAATCCCGAAGAGCAGGGCATCATCAAGCGCCCTTGGGTGCAGCTCTGGCCAGCAAAGAAGCCACTTCCGATACTGGAACACATCGTGATGAGCCTAGATACGGCCTTCACGGAGCAAACTCGCGATAAGAAAACGTCAGATTCCGACCCGTCAGCGTGTGTGGTGCTCGGACTTTTCTACGAAAACGAGAAACCGAACATCATTTTGCTCGATTGTTGGGAAGATCGGCTGGGAATGCCGGATTTAATCCAACGAGTGAAGCGGGAGATGGAGGTTTTCTACGGCGACGATGAGCAAAAGCCGATGATCAAGCCGAAATTCGGTCCCGGTCGCATGTTAAACACCGGAAGAAAGCCCGATACCATCGTGATCGAAGACAAAGGCAGCGGAATTAGCCTCAGACAGATGCTGGCACGCGAGGGAATCGTCGCTCACGCCTACAATCCGGGAAAAGCAAGTAAATTGACGCGATTGCACATGGTTTCGCACCTATTTTCGGCTGGAATGGTGTGGTTTGTGGAGTCGGATAAGCGAAAAGGCCAGATTCGCTCGTGGGCGGAGCCATTGTTGTATCAACTCTGCTCGTTTTCGGGTGAGGGAACCATCAAGCATGACGATTTGATGGACGCCTGCACCCAAGGTTTACGTTTCCTTGCCGATAAAGATATGATAAGCGTGAGTAAGCCTAAGCCGTTGCAGCCTAGGATGATTGTGAACGAGCGCCCAAGAGGTAATCCGTATGGCGTCTGAGCCGAACGATCTGGACGAAGCCCAAGAAGACCTTGGTGAGATGTTTGAACTCCCTGAGGAGGTTTCGGACGTTGAGGACACCGAGGATGGTGGGGCGATTGTTCGCTTTGGCGAGGAAGAGGAAGAGCCAGAAGGTGAGAGCGAGTTCTATGCGAACTTAGCCGAGAAGCTCCCTGAAGGCGTCATGGATGATGTGGCTCAAGACTTCTTGGGCTTAATCTCGAAGGACAAAGAGGCGCGTAAGAAGCGCGATGAGCAGTACGAAGAGGGAATCCGACGCACAGGACTTGGTGACGATGCACCGGGCGGCGCTCAGTTTCAGGGCGCAAGTCGGGTCGTCCATCCCATGCTCACTGAAGTCTGCGTGGACTTCTCTGCCCGAGCTATTAAGGAGCTTTTCCCGCCCGAGGGACCCGCCAAAGATCAAATCGTAGGCGACGAGACGGCCGACAAGGTAGCCAAAGCCCAGCGCAAGACGCGGTATCTGAACTGGCAGATGACCCAGCAGATGCCGGAGTTCCGGGCCGAACTAGAGCAGTTGCTCACTCAGGTTCCGCTCGGTGGCGCTCAGTATCTTAAGCTTTCTTACGATCCGAACAAGAAGCGACCGGTGCCCCTCTTTATCGGCATCGACGATGTGTACCTGCCCTATGCGGCAACGAATTTCTACAGCGCCGAGCGCAAGACGCACGTTCAGTACGTGACGGAGATTGAGTATCTCCAGCGCGTGAAGTCGGAGATGTACCGGGATGTGGACCTCGCTCCGACGACGATGGAGCCGGATGTCTCGAAGGCTGAGAAAGCCAACAACAAGATCGAAGGCCGTGATGGCAGCGCGTATGACGTTGATGGTCTGCGCACGATCTTTGAGATTTACGCTATTGCCGACATCGAAGAGGAATATGGACTCGCTCCGTATATCTTCTCCATCGACAAAGTAACGGGTAAGGTCCTCGCCGTTTATCGCAACTGGGAAGAGGGCGACGAGACGCTGCAAGAGATGCAGTGGATTGTGGAGTTCCCGTTTGTGCCGTGGCGCGGTGCGTATCCCATCGGTATCCCGCAGATGATTGGCGGTATCTCAGCAGCGGCGACGGGTGCTTTACGGGCGCTTTTGGATTCTGCTCATATCGCGAACTTCCCCGGCATGTTGAAGCTCAAGGGCGGTCGTGAAGGCGGTCAGTCCGAGCGTATTGATCCGACCGAGGTCAAAGAGATTGAGGGTGGTGCGTTTAGCGATGACATCCGCAAGATTGCGATGCCGTTGCCGTTCAATCAGCCCTCGCCGGTTCTGTATCAGCTCCTAGGATTCTTGGTTGATGCGGGTAAGGGCGTTGTTCGCACTACCTTAGAGGACATTGCCGACAATCAGGGCAATATGCCGGTTGGCACGCAGTTGGCGCGTATTGAGCAGGGCATGGTGGTGTTTAACGCCATTCACGCTCGCTTGCATGATGCGATGGGTCGCACGCTCAAAGTGTTGCATCGCATCAACGCGATGTATCTGGAAGACGACGAGGTTAAGGACGAGACGGGCGAATTGCTTGTTAAGCGTTCTGACTTTGAAGGCCCGATGGATGTGGTGCCGGTTTCGGACCCGAACATCTTCTCCGAGGCCCAGCGTTTTGCTCAGGTTCAGGCGCTCTCCCAACGTGCGATGGCGCTCCCGCAGATTTACAACGTCCGCAAAGTCGAAGAGCGCATTCTCCAGCAGCTACGCATTCCGAATGTGAAGGAACTGCTGATCGCGGCCCCGGAGCCGAAGGAGATGAATGCGGTCAACGAGAACGTGGCTGCATCTTTGGGTCGTCCGGTATCGGCGTTCCCAGAGCAAGATCACTTGGCGCATTTGCAGGCGCACTTGGATTATCTGACCAGTCCCATTTTGGGATCTTCGATGCTGATTGCGCCGATGTACGTCCCGTCAATTTTGAATCACATCAAGGAGCATATCGTTCTGTGGTATGCCACCCATGTGTTTGAAGTGGCCTCCAAGGCAGCGGGTCAAGACATCAGCGAGTTCCAGAAGATCAAGGACGTTGAGGTCAAAAAGAGCTTTGATCAGCTTCTGGCAGCGGCAAGTCAGCGCGTGGTTCCGGATGCGACTCAGGCGTTTGGTGCGATTCCGCAGATTGTGCAGCAAGCCATGGGTATGTTGCAGCAAATGTCTGGTATGAACGCGCCGCAAGATCCGCGTATGGCAGCTCAGATGGCCGAGACGCAGCGCAAAGCCGCCGCAGATCAAGCCTTGTTGCAAGTTAAGCAGGCCGAGTTGCAGCTTGAGCAGGCGAAGGCCCAGCAGGCAGCGGCAGAGACGGCGCAGCGTCAGCAGGACAACATGCAGCGCGAGATGATCAAGCAAGATCGCCTTGATAACCGTCAGGCTGCGGAGCTTGAAGTTAAGATGATGACGAACCGTGAAGACAACGATACGGCGAAGCAAATTGCCGCGATGGAAGCGATCACGGGCGAGAAGGTTGGTGTTTCAACGGGTACGGGTATTAATCCTTAAACGGGGTGAGTTATGGAAAAGCAATTCATTAAGCAACACAAGTTGCTCGCGATGGGCGTGAAATTGGACGGTCAGAAGATGCCTTCTGGCGGGAAGATGGGAGCCGATACTGGCTCAAAGGGTGTTAAGGGCGACCCTAAGGCAACGCCTGCAATGATCTCAAAGGGTAAACAAAACGCATGATTGAACGCATCATTGACGAATTGGAGTTGGCCAAGGCTCGCGTTGCACACGACGCGATGAAGCGGCAACTGGAAGGTAAGGATGCTTCGTTTGAATATGGCAAGGCAGTGGGCACTTACGCCGGGTTGCAGGCCGCATTAACTTATATTGATCGTCTTCTCAAAGCCGACGAAGAAGACGGAGAGGAGTTCTAAATGTCAGCATTGGAAGAGGCTTTCCCTAGTGTAGAGCCGGGTTTGATTCCGTTTGGTTCGCGAGTCCTCGTGCAGATTCGCTCAGCAAAAAAGACTTCTGCTGGTGGCATTATTTTGCACACCGAAACTCGTGAGACTGAGATCTGGAATACCCAGATCGCAAAAGTTGTAAAGCTTGGGCCGTTGGCCTTCAAGAATCGCAACACGATGGAATCTTGGCCGGAAGGTAATTGGTGCAAAGACGGCGAGTTCGTCCGTGTACCGAAGTACGGCGGTGATCGTTGGAAGGTGCCGTTTGGCAAAGACGGGGAAGAAGAAGCCCTGTTTGTAATCTTTAACGATCTCGACATCGTGGGTGGTGTAGTGGGTGATCCACTTGCCATCAAAGCGTTTATTTGAGGGCTAAATCATGGCTAAAGATAACGTGTTATCGGAAGACGATAACGAAGGAGTAGAAGAGTATGTGGCAGTTGAAACTCCTGTGGATCAACCTGAAGTGGAAGGTGAAGAGCCTTCTGGGCAAGTTGCGCAAGGATCAGATGATAGTGACGCCGACTCCGACGACGACTATCAAGAAGACGCCCGACTCTCCGAAGAAGAGTCTGAAGAAGACGAAGGCAAAGGCTCGAAAAAGCAGCTAACGCCTGAAGAGAAACGTGCTCAGCGTCAGAACCGCAAGTTCCGAAGGCGAGCTGCAATTGAGCACAAAGAGCGCGAGTTGGCGTTCCTGCGTGCGGAGAATGAGGAGTTCAAGCGCCGCTTATCAAGCGTCGAAAAGCAGACTTCTCAATTTAATTTGAGTGCGGTTGATCAGAAGCTCAACGAGGCTCTTAACGAAGCCCAGTTGGCTGAGCGCATCATGGCGAAGGCCATTGAGCAGGGTCAGGGCGAAGATGTCACTAAGGCACTTCAGATCCGTGATCAGGCTTTGGAGCGTGCGCGTCAATTGAAAGCGGTGAAGGAAGAGGCTGAGAAGCCCCGTCAACCGGCTAAACCCCAGAAAGATCCTCGCGTGGCTGCGTATGCCCAAGAGTGGGTCAAGATAAACGATTGGTACGACCCGTCCGGCAAGGATGAGGATTCGGCCATTGTGAAGGTCATTGACCAGCGTCTTGCCGCTGAGGGCTTCAATCCGGCTTCGGAAGATTACTGGATTGAGCTGGATAACCGCGTAGCAAAGCGTCTACCGCACCGATATGCAGAGGATACCCCGATGGAAAAAGCCAAACCGGCTGCGAAACGGGGCGGTCCCCCAGTAGGTGGCAAGCGCGAATATGCCGCGCCATCTAGCCGAAAAGAGGTTTATATCAGCCCAGAACGCAAACAGGCACTGATTGACGCTGGAGTCTGGGATAACCCCAGCTTGCGTCAGAAGTACATTAAGCGTTATGCTGACTATGATCGTAACAATTCTTCTCGCTAAATAAGGGAGCGAGTTATATGAGCGACGAAAGACTGAAGAAAGTTCTTGGCGAAGGGCGTGAGAACCGGCTTGCGTATGATCGCGCAGCAACTGAGAGCCGTGAGCTGTCAGACGATGCCCGAGTTGAGATGTTTCGGCAGCAGTTTATTCAGGCCGCGTTGCCTGATTTGCCAAAGATTCCGGGTTACCACACTTGCTGGTTGACCACCACGAATCCGAGAGATTCGATCCAGTCTCGCATTCGGCTAGGTTATGAGCCGATTAAACCCGAGGAAGTTCCCGGCTGGGAATATGTCTCGATTAAGACTGGCGAATGGACGGGTTTTGTTGGAGTCAACGAGATGCTTGCGTTCAAGCTTCCCATGTCGCTGTACAAAAAGTACATGCAGGCGGTGCACTTCGATGCCCCCAATGAGGAAGAAGAACGGCTGGTCGGTGCGAATGAGCGTATGCGAGAGCAGGCTGAACGCGCCGGTTCAAGGATGGACGAAGGTGATGGCATGTCGGCAATACGGGAATCCGCTAAGGTACGCGCACCAACAGAGTGGGCGTAATTAGCAATTACGTTTTGTGAGGATTTAAATTATGCCTTCGACCAGTGCAGCTTTTGGCCTGCGTCCGGCTTTTCATCCGAGCGGGGTTGTTCGCCCTGTCGCGATGACTATTGAGTCGGGCTACAACGCCAACATTCTCCAGTTCCAGCCAGTCCTGATTAGCTCAACGGGCAACATTCAGGCTGCTGGTGCCAGTACTCCTTTCGTGGGTTCGTTCATGGGTGTCGAGTTCACCGATACCGATGGTCGCCGCCGCGTGAGCAACAAGTGGACCGCTGGCACTTCTGCCACGGACATCATTGCTTATGTGACGACCGATCCGGCTATCGTGTACGAGATTCAATCGGACGCGACCTTGTCGATTGCGGATATTGGTTCCCAGATGGACTTTGACAGTGTCACCGCTGGTAGCACGACGACTGGCCTCTCTGCGGCTATGTTGGACGTTGCCACCAAGACCACTTCGGGCAATGCTCTTTGCCGTGTTGTTAACCTCCAGCCGGATGTCAACAACGCTTGGGGCGACGCTTTCGTTGTTGTTCAAGTCCAGATCAGCGAGCACCAGTTTGTCGCTGACCGTGCAGCCATTTAAGGAGGACTAGAACATGGCAGTCCCAATGCGTAGTACTGACTTTCGTTCCATTGTTGAGCCTATTCTTAACGAGGCTTTCGATGGCATTTATGACCAGCGTGCTGACGAGTGGAAGCAAGTATTCGTCCAGCAGCAGGGCATTCCCCGCAACTACCACGAAGAGCCGGTTCTGTACGGATTCGGCGCTGCTCCGGAACTCCCGGACGGCACCGCTGTTACGTATGATGCTGGCGGCGTGCTCTTCTTGCAGCGTTACGTCTACAAGGTCTACGGCCTTGCGTTCGCGCTCACGAAGGTGCTCGTGGAAGATGGTGACCACATCCGTATCGGTCAGACCTATGCCAAGCACTTGGCGCAGTCGCTGATCGAAACGAAGGAAACCCTCGGTGCCAACATCCTCAACCGCGCTTTCACCGCTGGCTACAACGGCGGCGACGGCGTGACGCTTGTTGCGACGAACCACCCGATTGCTCAGGGTACGTTCAGCAACCAGTTGACGACTCCGGCGAACCTGTCGCAGACCTCGCTTGAGCAGATCCTCATTCAGATCCGCAACGCTGTTGACAACAACGGCAAGCGCATCCGTTTGAACCCGGAGAAGCTCGTTGTGTCGCCGTCGAACGTGTTCCAAGCGGAAGTGCTCTTGAAGAGCGTCCTCCGTACTGGCACGGCTGACAACGACATCAACCCGGTGAAGTCGATGGGTCTCCTCGCTGGCGGTCAGGCCAACCTGTCGCGTTTGACTTCGACCACTGCTTGGTGGGTGAAGACGGACGCTCCGGAAGGCTTGAAGCTGATGATGCGTCGTGGCCTTGAGAAGAGCATGGAAGGTGACTTCGAAACCGACTCCACGCGCTTCAAGAGCACGGAGCGTTACGCTTTCGGCTGGACCGACCCGCGCACTGTTTTCGGCACACCTGGCGTGTGACGGGGATCAGTCCGAGTGACTGGAGAGAGGGGGCTTCGGCCCCCTTTCTTTTTGCTTGACGGCGTTATAGAAAAGCCTAAACTAGAAAATAGGACTAGGTGTAACCAGCTCATCTGACCGGCCTAGCGGACGATGCACAGACAGATGAGCGACTTGTGCATGAGGAATTGACATGGCTAATACAACATTTACGGGACCGGTTATTTCGCTTAACGGGTTCTCTGGTACGGTTTTAACCGTTGCTTCGGCTACGATTGATAACCTTGTTTGCAGCACGCTGACGATTGGTTCGACTCAGCTCACCAACGGTTCTGTGTCTGGCACGGTCGCCACTCAGGCGGGTCGCATTCCCGTTCTCGTTGGAAGCACCACGCTCTACA